GATAAGTTGATGAGGATGCCTGCTGATGAGAAGCGTCAAGCTCTCCATGATAGGTGGGTAGCTCAACAGGCTAGTGGTCAGGAGACTGCCAGTGAACCTTTGAAGATGTCCAATGAAACTATACCACAAACTCCTATTGACGAGGCGGCTAAGACTACTACAACCTCTACAACAGGTGAGGAAGTTCCTCCTAGCACGGGGAAGGAAGAAGCTGATAAGAGACAAGAAGTAGCAGATGCGGAGAACAAAGAAGCTCTCCCATTTGCTGTTAATGAGGGGCCTAATAATGCTAAAGAGGTAGATGGTAAGACGGAGCAGACACAATCTGATCTTGAAAAAGCGAGAGCGGAAAAGATATCTCAAGACATGGCTGAGTGGCAATCTCAGGGAAGTCCTGCTAGTGCCAATACACTAAGAATACATCCACCATCTATACAGCAAGATGTATCTAAAACGTCTGTTCCCGGCGACGTAGACCCTGTCAAAGCCTCATTGCAAGTTTATGACCAAGAGAAGGCTAATGACTTGCCTATTGGTAGAACACCAGAGGAAGAGTTACAGGATAGGATGGAAGGAAACGGAGCTAGATATTCAGAAGGGAAAGTAGACCCTTCTGACTTAGCTCGTTTCAATGAGCTTAACCAGCAGAGGAGTAAGATGCTAGAAGATGGAACTGCTTTCACACCAGAGGGAGGATTGCATCCTGAGTATGAGAAGGCTTGGAAGGAGGCTGAGGGGATAAAGAATAAGTATGATGGGCAGACTCCTGATAGTGTGAAGAGTGGTGGGGACATTTCAATGTCAGAGGGATTGCCTCGCCACATTGTAGACCACATTAACTCTGGGCAAGCTACTACTGGCTCGGTCATCAAGATGGTTGCAGAAGCTCATGGCAATATGTATCAACCACTAGCTAAAACTATCCATGAAAATATGGATAGTGCTAGTCGCAGAGTTCCTTGGAAGAGTAATCCATTTGTGGAAAGGTCAGAGTATCAACCCCCAACTAAACCAAATGAGTTTGGTCATGGAGATGAAGTCACAATGGCAACGTTAGATGCTATCCATGCTCCTACCGTGATGGAGGAGGCAATGCACAGTATCCTTGCATCCAAAATTCCACAAGAGTGGGCTAACTTGAGAGGTTCTCAGTTACATAAAGCCCTCAGTGACTATATCAATAATCCTAAAAGTAACCCTCACATCAAAGATTTAGCAGGTGCATACTTAGATACCGCTAAAGCTCTTGGAATACATGAGCATTTGTTTGGAGATAAAGGGGTTGCTGGCTCTCCTGATAGTGCAAAGAAATCTGGATTGGCTAATGGGTTTGAGAATGGGTATGCCATGGGAAGCTTTGACGAGTTCAAAGCTCACGCATTTGTCAACAGAAAGTTTCAGGAAGTCCTCAACAAGATTCAAACGACTGGTAACAGGACAATGTGGCAGAGAGTGGTGGATGCTATCTCTCACCTGTTGGGAGTTCCTGTTAATCAGAAGTCTATGCTCGACCGGGTGTTGAGGTCTAGTAGTGAGTTGATTAAGCAGGAGAGGCCAGAGGGAGAGGTTGGCAAAGACTCTAGGTCAATGGGTGCACAACCAAATAAAAACAAAAACAGAGCTGTCAACAAACCACTCTCCTCTACTACCTCTAAAGACCTAGGTTCTTGGGGTTCTAAGTTCGGCTCTGGCCTCGACAACATTCGCTCCATCCCTCACAAAGGAGCTAAGGTGTTGGCAGATGCTTATCAGAGGGCACTAGACTACAGACAACAACTAACAGGCAAATACACTAATGCCTCCCTAGACGCAGCTAAAGGTCTCACCGCGCGGGACAAGATTACCCTCTCCAAGGCCATAGATGACTATAGAATTAACAAAATCCAACCTAAAGGATTATCCCCTGAGGCGGACAAATGGTTCAAGACTAACCAGAGTCTGATAGACCAACTTGGTAAGGAGCACATCAAGAACAATGTTCCCATCCAAGGGAAGGATGGTCAGTTCCGTTTGATGAAACAAGACCCTAACTACTGGCCTACTATGGCCAATCAGCAAGTGGAGAACACCTTCCGCCAGCATGAAGACTTGGCAAAGATGACTTCCTTGCAGAAGGAGTTCACTGACTACTACCAACAGAAGCTAGGTTATACTTCTAAAGACGCCCAAGCTAAGTTCGATAACTGGAAGAAAGCTATCTCTGGTAATATGGATGGTTCTGGTATCTCCCATCAAGACTACTTTAATGCCCTGCGTAAGTCACAGGGAGACCCACTACCTCCTTCATTCAGAGAACAAGACCCTGCTAGGAATATGTCTCGTTACTTTGATAGAGCAGGTATGGCTATGGCTCACTATACTCATGTCGAGGCGAATCACAAAGCCATTGCTGCTCTAGGGACAACTAAAGATGCTTGGGGTAAGAGTGTTCAACAGTATCCAGAAGGTGGGATAGCTAACAACAAATTTGGCAAAGCAGCCGTAGGCCAATTCCACTCCTCTCCAAAAGACACTTCTCAGCAGACAGAGGAGGGTGCTTCTTCTCTAGTAACAGCCCTATTCATTTCCTCGCCGGGATTAGAAGTCCATAAGCTAGGTTCTAACTTTGTGAAATCTGTTCTCTATGCTCCCAATCCCTATGTAGCTGTCAGGGCAATTAGTCATGCTATCTTCAATATGAGAGAGGGCTGGACTCATGCCAAAGAGGGCGGTCTCATAAAACTATCAGCCTCCTCTGCCAGTGACATGCTCGACTCCTCTCTGACTACTCACCAGAGGATGGCAGGGATAGCTAAGGTTGTTAGGTCAATCTCCACTCTCGGTGGTATGACTACCAAAGCTAATGCTGCTTACCAGCAAGCTTACTTTGAGAATATGCTAGTCTCTCGTATATCCAAGGCTAATGCTGGTAATGTTACTAGCCAGAGGATGTTGAAACATTGGGATGCTGACTACCAACTAGGTAAGAAGTATAACCAATCTGAGCTACAACAACTCGCCTCTACTGCTGCCGCCTACGTCCATGGAACAGGTGACATCCGACAGATGCCAGCTTGGATGATGTCTGAATCAGAGATTAGTGGCTTCATGCAACTAGCTCATTGGTCAGTTGCTCAGACTAATAACTTCTTGCATGATGTGTGGCTCCCGGCCAAGAAGGGAAACTTAATGCCTTTGATGACTGGACTATTTGGCAGTGCGGTAGCTGGTTATGCAATTAAGGAATTGCGGGAGAAGATTCAAGGTAAGCATGGAGCTATACCTAGCTTGCAAGAAATTGGAAATAGTGAGAAGGGGTTTGAAGGGAATAAGAGTTTGTTGATGTATAATGCAATAGCAGGGATGCAGTATGCTGGATTTGGGGGGTTATTCAGTCAGGTGGCTAAATGGCCTTTTGATGCAGCATATAAAAATACTCCCCAAGGTCTTACATTTCCTCTTGATGAATTTACAACTGACATAGCAAGCACTATTCACAATGTAACAACAGCAATGGCTAATGACCCTAACGTGAACTATGTTGACCTAGCTGCTGCCGTTGCTCAACACTTACTGGGCAGCAACATCAAGCTGGCTTCTATAGCTCTAAATTATGGTATCAATAATGGATTAGTGACTGGTCTGCCAGCAGAGAAGAAACAACTAGCAGATAAGCTTGGTCAGTTAAGGAGATTTGATATGGTCACTGGCTTACCATACAATGAGATAGACCAAGGTTCTAATCCCTATATGAATATTGAGCAGAAGAAGTTCAAGATGGAGCAGGACATTCCGACAGCTATGAAAGAGTTACCTGCCCTAGTGAGTAACATCATGCAGACCTATCAAGGACAACCTGACATAATGATGCAGAAACTGAAAGCGTTAAAGGAGAATCAGTATAGCACCTTCCCATCAATGGAACAGACTCCCATCTCCTTCATCAAATACCTTGGTTACTTGCAGCGGGAAGAAGGCCCTGATAAAGCTCAGGGTGCTTTGATGGATTATATGTGTCACAAGATGGTCAATGAGGCAAAGGCAAGTGTTGTGCCTTGATAAGACACATAACTGTGTTTTTGTCTACATTGTCGAAAGATATACAATGTTCAATGCCACACTTAGAACAGATACCAATAGCAAAGGGATGACTTAAATTACCACCACACAAAATAATTTTCCAGTTTTTAATATGAAAATGATTGCATCTCCATAGTCGAAATGTAAAATGAAGTTTATTCATATCTTATCCAATCTCTTCTTATGCAAGATTTCTTACAACTTCTACCGGCTAACTTTTGGTATTCATTTGGTGTCATAATTTCCTGTATATTATTGTATCCTCTCCCGTTGTTTCATCTTTCACTGTCTCCGTCGCTATCTGATTAGTAATCGTCAGGAACTCAAGAGCTTGCTCTAATTCCTGACGACCTACTATTTTGTGACAAGCTACAAACATATCCACAAAATTATGTGGCCTAGCGTGCAGCATGGACATTATCTTCTGACTAGCTTTAGACTCAGCAGTCTTACCCTCTAGTATAAGAGCTAAGTGCATATTCTTCTCCTCCTCTTCTAACTCCCCTATCACCTCTTTGAATATAGAAAGAGGTATCTCCCCCACCGGTCTACCACAATCATCTCCCTCTGCATGGTCACTGAACCACTTAGCTATAGCTAACTTCTTTACATGGATGTTCTTACGAGCGTAGTAAGGAATCATCTCTGGCGACTTATTACAGAATCCTTTTTTATTATACTCATCCCACCATATAGAAAGCCATGCTTCTGCCTCATCACTAACCTTTATTTCTCCATGAAGGGCGGTCAGTTTCTTTATATGGTCTAGTAATTCTTTCTGAATGACTAACTGTTCAGGTGTAAATCCTGGGAGTGACCAAGCGTTAAATCTATTCTTGGTAGCATAGATACAAGAAGTGCGGGAAGTAAATCCTTCACCAACTAAATCCTCATCGAAAGTAGTTTGCATGAAAGATGGTGTTGTCCCGGCTATAAGACTTAAACAACCTCTTTTTATTCTGTCATTACCCCTGGAGATGGTAGAGCAATCATGGTCATCTGGACAGTCAAAAGCAGATAAAAGAAAGTTAACAGTGTTATTGGTATTTTTCTTCAGAAGCGAGGACAACTCAGGCAATACAAAGCACACACTACTATGACCATAAGCTCTCATGTTTCTTTTACCATCTGGCATCTCCTCAACCCAGTTAACATATCTATAATTCTCTGCAATAGTTTTGACAAGAGATTCACTGGTTATAGAGTCTGGAGCAACTGGAATCAATAAAGGTTTATGAATCTCTCTTTGCTTACCGTGGTTAGAAGCAGGAACTTCGGTTGCATTTTTAACATGAGATTCTTTAGCCGCTTCTAATAATGCCTTATCATCTGTAGATTTAGCCAACTTAGTATTGGTCTCTGCCATATCAAGAGTCCAATAGCGAATAAAGAAACCTACCTCTTTCAAGATTAACCCCTTACCAACACCGGGTGGACCAGTAAGGATGACATACATATTGGGATATAATGCTCTATGCTTAGAACCCATCCATACTCTCCTCTGCAAAGAGGCAGCGATAATATAATACCATGACCACTTGATATAGTTGTCAGGTGATGGGAGAGCAGACGTATAGTATTTCCACTTCTCGAAATTGTTCATACCCAGTCTATCTCCTGTAGTCCAGTTGCATTAGCAATGTAGTTTCCTTGCGCATCCTTCTTTGCACTATTCCAATTAAATCCAACATTCTGCTCAGACTTCATATTGAAGTTTGTTCCGTCCACCGGACTAACTAGTGAGATATTCATATATTCTTTCATCTTCCTTTTGCACTCATTGACATCCAACAGAGGACATTGGACTAGATAGGAGTCATGAGTGTCTGCTAATATGTCCCACTGTTTGTTCTCCAGTTCTATGTGCTGTTGTAAGCTAGTAGCTGCTATCCTAGTTATCTCCCCAACTGTTGACTGAGCAGACCAAGCATAATACTCTTTCATCTTTTCCTCCACTCTTTGGTCTGTTATCTCATAAGGATGGCCAAACAAATTAAACAATAACCTCGTCTGTAAAACTTGGTTCTCTATCCTTCTACATCTCTCCGGTATCTCTGGGAATAGTGAACGATACACCAACAAGAACTCCCCTGCTGTCTTCATAGGTAAGTAAATAATGCCCTCCGATTTCTCCAGTATATTCATCCTGAATGACTGAGCTTCGATGCCATAGTTTGCACTGTGACAAGTTTGTTTTGCCAAGTAATAGTATCTTTCTTTTGCTGACCAGTTGTCTGACGATTTGATAAGTGCGTCTATGTCTTTCCAAAATGGATTTAGCTTTAATTCTTGTATAGGCGTATCGCATAGGGTATTTACATTGAAGTCCTCTATCAAACCACCAGACTCTTTTAGTTTGTTAGTCCATATATCTTTGAATAACTTTAGAGCTACATAAACATGTGGCTTAACTCCATTGATAAATAACTGGCGATAGTCTGCTGCGTCACACTCGTAAGCAACTATCAATGCCTCAGCACCTGATTGGTCTGATTGGATGAATACTCTGAGTATCAACAGTTCTAGCTCCGTGAAGAATCCTGTCTCACCAGTCTTTAGCCACTCCAAGCACTTCTCCTTCAAGGCCTCGGTGAACCCATCAGGACGGTATATCTCTCTCATGTGCTTCTCAATGTTCTGGAGGTTAGAACCCCAATACCCTAGTATCTTAGTGGAGGAGCGACGGAAAGTCTTTGTCCCCGCGAGTTTGTATGTTGTGCTATTTTTCATTGTGAATTTTACGACAAAATCCTCTTGGATAGGATAGCACAAGATTATTATATTTTTGATTTTTCATTATCCACTTATACCCATGCTTTAATAGCCACCGTTCTTCAATTTTATTTGGACGCATTATCAATCGTGAACGCTTCATTTTGTTCTCCAAATACCCCACACACTGTTACCAAGCTGGCGAATAACTATTTCTTTAGGTGCAACCTTGTATCTTAAGTTATTAGGGTCGAACGAGACATTAATAGAATAACCTATTTGAAATCCTTCTGATATCAAAAATTTAAGAGTGTGCTTCACTTTAGGAAACATTCTTTTATGTGATTTGGGAATTGGTCTGTCAACGATTGGGATGATAGTCCACTTTATAAACTTATTGGTAACAGCATAACTCATAACAATGTCTCCTGTCTTGGTGCTGTGAATACTTTCCCATCATCTCCTCTCCATGGAGTGAACTTCAAAGCAGAAGTCTCCTTCGCCACTTTCCTGTATTGCAATACTAAAGGTATCACAGCGTTCTCTGGATACTTCATAGCCAAGCGATACATAATCTTCTTACCTAGAGAAGGTAATCCAGTTTGAGGAGAACGCCATAGAACAGGATAACCTAAAATATCATGAAAGTAAGCGCAGCATTGTTTATTAGAACCGGGGAATAATTTGGTCTTCCCTTTCAAATAAGTCTTAATCTCTGCTAAACCCTCTTCACCTATTAGCAAATTAATCATCCTGACATACTGCATCATTAGCTTATCATTCTCTTTGGTCACTTCCTCCAAAGCTTCTTGACTATATGAGATACCTTGAAGGGTCATTAGTAAGTAGGGGACTATTGAATCATTAGCACACCTTATACTAACCTCAAGGCCGGGGATAGTCTTAGCATAAGATGTTATAGCTTCGTGTATAAGAGCCATAGTATAGACGTCCTTCCCGCAGTAAGCTAACTTCTTCATCATATCCTCTCTGGTAAAATAAGCTTTACTATCTGTGTCTTTGTGGAACTTCTCCCATGTCCAGTAAGATACGCAATGACCAAGTGATTTCTCTATCGACGGAAAACATCGGTGCATAGCCAACATAGTATCATAACACTTGTAAACAGGAATGCTATACTTGAAAGCCAGAACAAAGAAATCAAAAGAAGCCCCGTTATGAGCAACCACAATGTTATCCCTAATAGCAATTGCCAATGCTCGCATAATAAGATGATAAGCAGAGTAAGCGGGACGGTAACGATTATCAAGAATAGGAACACTATACACAGTCCTACTGTCAAAAGAGAACGCGAAACATAAGAGATTTTGTTCTTCATAATCTGTTTCTATGTCGAAGTAGAAGAAAGAGTTTTTTGTTTCTTTGAGGACTTGGATGACCTCATCTGCAGCAGGGTAAATTTTATAACTTGGCTTTTGCCTGTTGATGGCTTTCCTATAAATACTATCACCAGATTGGGATATAAGTTGTTTGACCTTCCATATATCTCTCTTAAGCCAGAAGGCGTAATTAGCTCGTTTAGTAGGGGAGAGGGCTTTAGTGTCACCTTCATCCTCATCATCACCTGATACCTCATCGTCTGAATTATAGTTTTTAGAATCTTCATTATATTCACTTTCCCAATCTTGAGGGTCTGCTGCATCTTGGGGATAGTAGGACGCAATAGCTGGCAGACCTCTTACTGTCAGAACAGACCCCCTCAACTCATTAAGTGTGTAACCCTTTGCTTCTTTCTCTGCCCACTCAAGCATAGCATATTCGCCTAAAAGAAGGACTGCCTTAGTCCCCTCCAAGAAATCAGACTTGTCTTCCATCACTCTAACATCACACATCATCTGATTAAACTCTGGGCGCAAGAAGTCATTGAACAATATACCTCCATTGGCAGACAGAAGGTTAAACTTATCAAAGCGTGATGGGTTAGACAGGATAACTGTCAACCCACAATACCTACTCTTTGGAAGGTTGCGCAACATTGTTAAATGCAAATTGAAGTTTATCTCTTAGAGATTCTATGGTGTGAGTGAAATTACCAATTATTTTAATCTCTTCAACAGTTCCTAGTATTTGAGTAGTAACTTCTATATCACCAGAAGCTAATGATTTACGTTCAGAAAAATTAATTTGCATAATAAGGTATCCCTTCTATTTAACCTAGGAAGGGAGTAGCTAGGTTGTTTAACTTAGTAACCCTTTCCACCATCCGGAGCCTGTCCAAAGATTTCATCCACGCGAGGCCAGTATTTACACATAGCCTTACCTGTCTTTGGATTCTTCATAATATCCCCCTCAGGGAATTTGCCAGTAGATTTAGCTTTGGCAATCTGTTCGGAAGTGGGACTCTTACGCTGGATGTCTTCCTGCGAAGACATCTGAACCATCACTAGCATTCCATTTAACTGTTCGACGTTTGGATTCTCAGGGTCTTCTTTCGACCCATCCAAATCCAACACTTCCCACAATGATGGCTTATCAGCATTGTCTGAGACGAACACTCTTTTCCGTGCATTAGCTGTCCGTTCCACATCCACCGAACCATCCTCATTGAACATCTTTGTCATGTATGGAAAGGCACAACGTGCTTTTACTCCAGCGATGTTCACATCTTGTCCTGCCACATTGTATGTGGTAGGTGTAACTACTTCTGTCTCAATAGTGATACCAACATTACCCGTTTTAGAGGGGGCAAAGGTGGCTTTAGTGATACGGTTGACGAAGCAAGTATCTGTTGGGAATTGGATACTTGCGTTCCAGTTTATTGGTATGCTCATTTTGTTTTGTTATGATGGTAGGTCATCACCCATTTTGTTTCTTTGTTAATCCCAGTCCCTTGGTGAGGACGAGGGAAATTTAATGTTCCAGTGTCAGAAGATAAGCTCCAACCTCTGCTAAGTCAGCGCAGTAGTGAGCACACATCTTTGGCTGTCCTTGTCCCTGTGCCTGTTGGTCAAACCCACGCTGATTAGGATGTAAGGTCTTGGTCGGTTCTGGGTAAGCTACTAACCACCCATTTGCTATTTTGTTTATTTGCAATGTTTCTATCATATGTTTCCTTTGTTTATTTTATTTGTTTATTCTTTTTGTATTTGACGAACGTGTTGTAGTTCGACAAAATATATTTAGGCACATTCACTAAGCTGCTAGTCCCACAATCTCTCATATCATCAGCTTGTGTTTGCCATAGATGAATAGCCCTGTATACAGGGTCACTAGCCTTGCACCACATATCAATAGTAGCATCATCTACTTGAAACTTCTCTCTCATCCTGTTCCTCTCCTCTATACCCTGAGGCTTACTTATGACTACTTGAGCTAATGCATCAGTAAAGTTCTTACCCAAAGTATCTGCTACTTGGCCAGTCAGCAGAGGGCGTATCTTACCATTGTAAGTGCCGTCTTTATTCCTATCATCCTGCTCATGGCAGATAAAAATTACATCGCACCGGAGAGCTTTGAATAGATTCCATATCTCTTTGAAATACTTTAACTTCAAATCCCATTGAACAAACTTATTATACTCACCCTTCTTACTGGTAGCCAAGTCATCCTCATTCACTTTGAACCATTGGTGGTATCCATCCTCGATACCTGTGCATCCATCCATTATTAATGTCTGCTCGTGAGACAATTTCATCCCCTCAGTCTCCAAGAACTTAATCAGTGCATCCTTCCTATTAGGCGGTTGGCTGGTTCCAGCCCGTCTAACTACAGAGTCAACATAAGAAGGGTCATAGAATGGAACTAACGGAACATCCCCACGATGTAAATGCGCAGAGACTTTCCTATCATAAGTCAGGATTACTGGATTAGGAAATGTGAGTGCGCTAGTAGTCTTGCCTGCAAACGGTGGACCTTGGATTATCAATCTCACTTGATTATCCTCTGACTCTGATAGATATTTGCAGCCTACTGGTTTGTATAGTTGTGATTTTATTTCTTCCATATTATAGTTTGATTTGTTTTACCTGCTCTAATAATTGTTCTGGTGTTCCAGAATTGTCTAACACATAGTCCCACTCCTTTTGTGAGTCTAACTCTGTCTCTGATGGGTGAATGTCTATTGCATTACTAGGTCTCTCTAGTCTTATCATCACACCTCCATGCCCCTTAACCCACTCATACTCATTCTTAAATCGGACATCAGGTATCAATAGATACTCAAATCTATGCAAACTCTCTAATGCAATATCCATCTTATTCAACCAGTAATCATCACCGTATATGTTACGGCGGAAGTCTGTCCCCCACCCTTGGAGTATTAAACGAAAGCTAGGTTTGTGCTGGTCTATGTATTTGGTAGTAACTCCACAAGCCCTAGCTACTTCTTTCTTCAATTCACCTGCGAAATAATACTTAACACAACCGGGATACATGAGGGATAGCATTGCTGCTACTGTATCTTTTCCTGATTGTTTCTTCCCTGAGATGCCAATGATTTTCATACTTCATTATATTTAAGCGGATTGAACTGAACTCTATTAAAGTCTCTCCTCAATAGAACCTCAGCTATGTTATCTGGATTCCTACAACAATCCCAAAAGGAACACTTCGAGAACTTTCTCTCACATGAGCCATTTAGTATCCCCTCTTTCGGTAAGTAACCAGTCTTAACAGCCTGACTTAATTGTTTTATCTTGTCATCAAGAGTCAACTGGAAAGCATCCAACTCAGCAGGTTTGATAGTCATGGTATCAGACCTAATGAACTTAGTCTCATTAGGGTCTTTGTTCAAAAAGATAGCATCAATGAAGCATGCAACATTAGTTCTACCTAGCTGGCCAAGGACAGAATCTGGGTGCATTGAAGCCATAAGTTTAATGGCCAAAAGATACATCCTTAGTTGCCGGGAGAGTTGAAACTGTTCAAAGTAACCTTGGTTGTCCCAAGATGATGTAGTCTTCCAGTCACCGATTGCATAGCAACCGTTGCGGAACTTACCTATCTTGTCTATTGTCCCACAAAGATTAACTATAATGTAATCATCTTCGTAGTAGCGAATTGAGAAGGTTACTTCGGTAGCAGGCTGGAGGAATTGTTTCTCACCTTTGCAGGTGGGGCATGGTTCAGGTATCACCAATGTAGTGTCAGTCAGTGGAGCACTGCTATGCCCCGTCCCCCTACACTTCCAGCATGGTAGCACTAACTCTATCAAGTCAAACGCTGTTTCCTCTAGGACATAATCTTGCCACAAATTCATACAGACTGTGCTAAGATGCTTATCATCCTGTAACCATCCCTGATACTTACTCGGCTCCTTAGTCGGAATACCTAAAAACAATTCGTGAGCCAGCTTCCTAGCAAGTATTAAATCTCCCTTAGTCTTGTAGGCTATATCTATAAACTTGTGGACAGCTATCCCATACACCATGCTAGTTCCTGATAGCTTCTCCCTATACCCACCAGCAGACAGTCCATCATCCCCCAGAGAGCCTACTACTGTCCGGTAGAAGTCTAGGGTGCAAGCGCTGTGCGAAAGTGATGTTGCATCAATATTAATTATTAGTTTGGACATAGGTTCGGCTTTCCTTTCTAACTATACGAGATATTTGTGGTTGACTGCATTGGAACTTTTCAGCCAGTTCATACTGATTGAGATTACCCTCACTATACAGTCTGCAAATTTCAGCTACTTGATAGTCAGATAAAAATCCATGAGCAATACCACATGACCTGCGACCCTTAGAATCCATATCTTGTATATTCTCCAGGTGCGTTCCAAGAAAAAGGTGGTCTGGATTTACACAGAGTTTGTTATCACATTTATGTAATACAAATAACCCAGGGCTTGTGTTGCCCTTATGATAATGATAAGAAGCTACATGTGCTCTTACATGCTTTCCGTGGATAGTAAACTGACCATAACCGTTGCTAGTCCCTTCTTTCCAAATCCAGCAAGAATCTTCTTGCAATGGATTGACCTCAAACTTTTGCAAGAAACTAAAATATGTATTTTTCATTCTAACACCCCACAAGGTAGCCAAGTCTTACCGTGGTCGAGGGAGTATTCTTTTGCATATGACAATCTCATAACTTATCTCTTCCTTCTCTTTGTGAACTCATCCGTATCTATCCCCACAGACCTAAGACCTTCCAGGACTTTCCTCTTACCGGGAGACATATACGGAACAGGTTCTTGTTGTGATTTCGGTTTGTTTGTTCTAGCTCTATCTGGTCTTGTTACATTCAGATATTGCTCGAAATGTTCTAGCAACTTTCCATCTGACATTGCTTCCAGCTTGGCAGCATTGCAGTTCATCCATTGGTCGAGGGTCATAATCTAATCAACCGGACATATGACTCAGTGATAGAGTGCTGGATATTCTTGAGAGGGGCTAACTTTACTTTGATATTAACTATCTCTTGTTGTGATAACCCCAACCCCTCTTTAACAAAAGGTTCAAGGTTATCATTATCCTCTATCCACTCATCCATCTTTCTCATCCACACTGGCGCGCTGCTCTTAGGAGCTATTGACTCAGCTTTTAATTGCACTTCGCCAGCGTTACCGAAGCCCGGAATGTAGGCTATGATTACTCCAACATCATGTTGCCGGGAGATGTTAACTGTCTCATACCACTGACCATACTTGTGGTCTGGTGTGTCCATGTTCTCTATCAGGTAGCGTATGGATTGGTTGATTCGGTTGTAGAGAGTAGTTGGTGCTATCCCTGTTTCATCTGTGCACCAGACAAAATAGCGATAGACTATGGACTGCTTATCTACCATCATCTTATCTATGTATTCTTTAATCTCTGCTCCATATATCCTCTTGAAGTATGGAGCATTAGACTTGTGACTCCACCCTGATGGCTTGTTGGATGTCACTAAATTGACTAGCTTCTGAGCAACAGATGGGTTGCTGAAAGCTGGTTTGATGTCAGGGGGGTCTGGCATATTATTATATTGTTCTTCCACAAACTTCAAAGCATTACTCATCGCTGCTGAATCTAGTTTGCAAGCCATTCTCATTAGTGTATTAGCATCCTGTTGGCAGAGATGAACTCTCTTCCCCTCCAAGTCAATGAAGGTCTTAGCGAGAAGGATGTCGCACACCATGCACTTCTGTTTGACTTCTGGTTGTTCTGGGGGAGGAGTAGGAGTTAGATTACCGGGTGGCATTTCCATATTAGTTATATTAGTTGTGATTAAATTATATGGCTACTAGCTGCCAGTTTATTGGTTAAGGGTAGACTCGTCCTAGGTTGGCTTGATAAGGCCGTTTATTCCCATGAGTTCATCATATACCTCATGCAGCTAGGCTTCCTCATCCACAGACTAATTGGTAGTAGCCAAATTGTCCTCAGTCGTCCCGTCCTCGCAGGCAGGGAGTCTCCGTAGAGACTCGTTTCTTACACACGCTGAGGCGTTAGATGTCCTTACTTAGAGGACATCGGGAAGCAGACTCACATATTATAGTTGTCGAGTCATTAACTATACAGTTATGTCCACAGTCCACGCGAACAGGTATCATCAGATAGCCCACCGGCGTATTGAACCAGACCAACAACTGCCTCGTCTCACCGAGTGTCACCATCATAGATAGTCTCTTTCAAGACCCTAAATGATATAGTGGAAAAGAACCCGCCGGGGTGCGCTAATCTTACGGGAAGCGTGGCGGGTGTTGTTAAAAGCCACTTACAATGTAGGAACAACGAGGTCAATCAAATACCTACCAAGTAAATCTATATTAGCATTTTCCATGCCAACGTCTAGCAAAATGTTTAGAGTTCTACTATCTTATAGTTCCCCACACCGTATGGCGAACTACATAATTCTGAATAGACCTTACGTTCAACGAGAGGTCTAGTATCCCATTCCTAAGTGAGTCACCATGCTCCTTGAGAAAGTCTTCATGGCCGGGCAATGACTTACAGATTGGTATCACATCACACATCCTACTCACTAACGGTTTGATATGCATCTCTAGCATACTAATCCTAGCATACAAGTCCTCTCTAAATGTTCTATCCTTTACCATCTGTTTCAGGTTCTTGTTAGTGGCAAACACAAACTTACAATTCACCGGAACCTCAGACATTGCACCGACAGGGCATACGCACTTCTCCTGTATCACCCTCAACAACTTCGATTGCATCATCAAAGGTAGCTCACCTACTTCATCAAGGAACATAACTCCATCTGCTGCTTCTGCCATGAAACCTTTCCTGTCTGTATATGCTCCTGTGAAAGCTCCTTTGACATAGCCAAAGAGGATAGACTCTATGAGTGTCTCTGGTATGCCAGCACAGTTGATAGCTTTGAACATACCTTTCCTATCAGCTATCATAGACTTAGCTATTATCTCTTTTCCTGTTCCTGTTGGCCCTATGATTAGAACTTCATTAGGAGCCTTAGATGCTTTGGATGCTTTGACCTTCAACTCTAAAGTCTCAGGGTCTTCCGTTATGAACTTAGCCAGATGTAGTTCACCTGCTGATAGTGTGTCTACTAAAGCCCACTTATCATCTATCCACTTGACAGCATATGGTAGATTGAACTCTACTATCTTATCTCTTACTGTATCTTCCATCCCCTCATTAGACAGATAAAGTTCTAACGTCTTACGAGATGGTATCTTTCTCTCAGGTTGTTGTGCTTGTGGTAGTGCCATAAATTAAGTAGCTGGATAGTAAAACATTCCCTTGCTAAATCCATAGTAGTCTGATATGAATACAAAGTCTCCTTGAAAAATACCGTTCTTAGATGTATAGGCTCTTTCACTCTCCAAGTCAATTACTATATCGTGGCCAAAGAATACATCCCATCCACACCAATAACGATTATCAACCAGAAAAGCTGGCATAAGCCACCACTCTTTTTTAGTTATATCAACTGGTAATGATTCTCTCTCCTCTTTAGTTACAATTCTAGCTGTAAAGCCTTCGCATGATTTTTGGATTAAGATGTTTAATGCTAAACGGGATTGTTGTGGTGTTGGTTGTTTTATCATATTGTTTATTTCTTTTTGAATTGTCTTTCCCTCCAAGCTGCCCAAAGACTAATAGCCTTAGGCCCTGTATATGTTAAGCTGTGATTCGCTTGCACTTGGAATCTAACCTCTGGTGTCCACTGGTCTAGCAGGTGTTGCTCCTTTGCTACAACAATCATAGACTTCCCATCGGACATAAAGGCTATCTCATCAGGGTCAAACTCCATAGCCATTACAGTTGCCCGGCGGGGTATTGTGTTGACTGTCTGACCATATTGATTGCGGTATAAGAAGCGAGCATATTGACACTTGTTCAAGTCAACGACTATACGATTATCTTTCATACCTCTTTGTTCCCTAAGAATCGGTCTAGGTCTGAGCCAACCTTTGTGTCAGACAAAGTTTCATCTCTAGCTTCATCTGCCTTCTTTTCCAACCATTCTTCATAAGCTTCTCTCTTTTCCCCCTCTCCATCGATATAACCATCTCCATTGCATCGAGGACAATCAGCTTCCTCACAATGTTCTTTGCACTCAGCACAAAGGTCTCCCATAAGAATAGGAGCACCACAACAATTAGACTCACCCACCTTACCAGTCTCCTCACAATCAGGACACTCAACTCTATTATCTTCTGGTGGCATCATAGCATCATACTGTGCTTGTGCTCTATCAAATCCATTATCTTTCATAAGTCTATCTCATTTCTTTTGCCCACCATGATAGGTGAGCGTGGTTTGATTTTAGTTCCGTGTTGTTTTGATTTATACACTATCATCTGCCCCAACCATTTGTCTTGGTTATCCCAAATCTCTGCTCTCTTTTGGTCTGTTAATACCCCTCCACCGACATTGAACTCTAGGCCAAAAGTATTCCTAACTCTGAATGAACCTAATACACACTTCCCTATCATCCCCTCTTTGAATGTGGAGCGATTCATCCTGCCTAAAGCATTCCTCTTCACCGAATTGGTGTTCAACATCTGCTCGTTGAACCCTATAACAATAGCCTCAGCCCTAACATACCTAGCTAATTTAATAAGGTATTGTTCGTTAAGAGTGGAGCGGTTATCAATAGTCCCCTTCTGAACATAGAGGCTGTCAGGAAATCTCCAACAAATACCTTCTCCCTTCTCAGCTTCAACCTCTTTGAAGTATAAGAATAGTTCCTCTGGTGTATGACAAACTACTGGTTCGGCGGGAACAACATCTGCCAAATCTTTACATTCAAACTTAGCTATCTCTAACCTCTCTGTATATGGTATCCCTTTACCTTCATCCCACAAGTCAATTATGTGAAACTTAATCTCAGTAGAGCGTGGGTCTAACCTGTCCATCACTATGGACTGTATCTCGTTGTAGGTTAGCTCTCTATTCCCCAACTCTGTATCCAGACCATAAGGTTTATTCTTCGAGCGTGATTGTAGTTCTAGATTAGGTATCTTCTTGATAGTTCTACTAGCTAAGTCTCCCAAGACTATACCTCTGACACCATCCTCTTTGAATGTAGCTACCCTGCTCCCCGGCTTTTTACTCCATAACCCTTGTATAGCCTTGAGGATAGTTAAGTCATCATGCTTGTCATGTGGCTCTAGCAGCGTGGCAGCAAGCATTGGTTTGTCGAAGGGTATCATGGTCTTTTAGGTTTGAATCTTAAGAAAGCAATACCATTTATACATACCCATACCCTACCATCGCTACTTATCTGAACACCAAAGTCTAATGTAGGGCAGGCTTTATCAAATTTATGTTGGGCTATTTGGTCAAGAATTATTTCAAGATTCTCCACTGATAACCTACCTTGTTGATGTGTTTCTTCGTATTCTTTCATAATCTTAATCATCATCCTCCTCACTCTCGTCTCCAACTAATCCTGTCCCCTCATCAGGACTATCCTCTGGTAACTTATTCTTAAATTCCTCTAAATCTTGCCCACCTTTGATAGCCAAGTCAGACCAAGGTTCCCTGTGCCGAACAATCTTACTAAGACAACGTAGCCCTTTGTTCGCTATGTCAGCAACCTTACCCTCAATAGTTCCCTTGAAGAATAAGAGAGTCTGCTTAGTGATAGACAAACTTGTCAAACGGGGAGCACGACCTACACCTTGGACTAGTTCGATAGGAGACCACGTTGGTGTGATGATAACTTCCCTTGGTCTGGTGGGTATCTTTGGAATATCTTCCTCTACAACATAGCCAGACTCTTTCCTCCGGCACTGCTTGTCCTTTGGCAGCCACTCATCAGTGTGATGTAGTGACAATCCAACACCCCCTGCTTTCAGGGTGTAGATACAGTATAGAGTCTTCCCCGACTGGAACTTATCTATCTCTCTCTGCCTCTCCTCCATAGACTGCATACCTAGACGTAAATGTTCTGGCAGGTCTATTAGAGTCTTATCCTCTACATCCTCTAGGTCAAGAGAATCTAACATCTCCTCCATAGTAGTCCCCATCTTCTCCAACTGCTCTGGCTTAAGAGACTTAATCTTAGCCCTCTGCTTCTCCTTATGTGTCAGACCAGTCTGTCCACCACCCCAAATGATACTTATCTCATCCCTCTTTATCCCCCTCTTCTCAAACTCCATAACCATTGCAATGATAGTCTGCTTGAAGGATAGCGCACAGACAGCAGCTTTCCCCCTAGCTACTATATCCTGCATCCTATCTACTAATATATTCCTACGACAATACTCAGCAGCCATTCGGAACTTGAGGAAGCGGACTAGCAATGCCATCCCAACAGGAACTCCACCACCTATGCTGAGAGCTTCTAACCTAGCTTTCTCTGCCACATACTTATCCCAAGCTTTGTGATAGAAGTCATAGTCCTCCTTCGTCTGGAAGTCAATCATCTCAACATGATTGTCTGCCTCAAACTGTGGTCTAACACCCTTAACCCTTACAATATAATCATCTAAGTCTTCCATCAACCGCTCTACTGCCGCCTCATTATAATCATTGGGGTCTTGTTGATTACCATGCGCATCTGTTCCTGCAATGGCTTTAGCATAAGCAGGCCATGTCTCGTTGGTAAGGACAGCACCGGGCGGGAAGCCAGACTTATGACCGCAGATATATTCTAGAGATTTGTGAGTAGAAACAGCCCAGCACTTAGCTTCTGATACCTTGGTGAATGGGGTAGCGGAGATGAATAATTGCTTGGGCTGGAACTTACCCATCTCATTGAGAGCGCAAGCTATGTTGTGTTGTAAGGAGCCAGCGTTCTTTAGACCTTGACACTCATCCCATGCTATAACAGCAGGTTGAACATTCCTCTTCCACAACCATTTCTCCTCTTCCTCCCCATTAACTATCTCTGTTGTTCTCTTTAGCCAATACTTACCAGAAGTAGAGCGTAGCTGTTCTATGTTAATAACTGATGTATCTTCTACTCCTAAATTGAAATCTCTCTCTAGCACTCTTTGAGTCTGTGTTACTATAGATGCTTTAGTAACGTAGAGGAATGGTATGTGGGACATTGTCTTCCCTACATGGTAGTCAGCATCCCGCAACCGACAAATTAGTCCCCCAGCCATCCAAGTCTTACCAGTCCCTGTGCCGGAGAGGATTAGAACAGATGACAAGTTCCTCTTGATTAACTTATCCCACCCTTCAGCAACAGCTTTCTTCTGAAACCAGAATAGAGAGCATGATTCATTAGGTGATGGCTGGAGACCATAGTTATCCTTAGCTCCTAATGGCTCTTCTTTCTTGGCTTCCTTCTGCTGTCTGACTTGCTGGTCGAAGTTTTCTTGCTCAACAGCGTCAAGGATTTTGTGGAAGTCATCAACTTCTTTCTTGGCAATAGGCTCAGATAATCCCAAAGACTTTTCACCCTCAATTGGTATTGATACCTGTGTGGACTGATGTTGCTCTTTCCTATTATTGTAATCTTCGTGATTCTTTAGGATGTCCAGCTCTAAATGGTCTCTCTGCTTACCGAGGAACTCTTTCAACTGAGCGAAAGTTAATGTCCCTTTGGACAACTCGGGATGCTGGTTGATATACTCACCACCATACCCTAGCTTACTATACACTCCTTCCCATGTCTTTATAGCTCCAAAGTTCCAAGCTGAGAGAACTTGGTTGTGAGCAAGGATAAGCTGGTCCCGGATTTTCTTATCTTGCTTCTGTTGTGGTGTTAGTGGTATCTTAGGCATAACTAAATATGTTCTATCTCATTAACCGAGCGTCCAAGGTCATGGTGAAAAGTAACACCACTTGGTATGATAAGTGGTTCGTCAAGTGAGAACCTGTAATACTCAGCCACACCTGAAAATCCGTGGTCAGTAGATGTTATGACACCTGTCAGCCCTTTTGTAAGTCGGCCTACTGTTATTCTTATCTTATCACCAACTTTGAATTTATCATTCATATCAACTCCTCCTCTTTCGTTACAAGTTTCTTTATCCCTATCACCCTAATCTTAGCCATATGCTTCCCCTTCACCCAACTATACCCTATGGCATTTGCTTGGTCTTGAGTGTAGTCAAATAACTCCATCAACTGAGCAGCAACTATCTTTATGTTTGCCTTCTCAATCCATCCTGCCACTCTCGCTTTCTCCGAAGTGTTCTTTTGACGCTTCCAATTAGTATTGGACTCTAGCCACTCAGCATAAGACCATAGTTTAGGATACTTTAGAGGCTCTCCAGAGTGTTCTTCAAACTGGACTTTGAAGAGCAAATCATCTTTGATAGCATGGTGGATTATTAGAGCAACCTCGTAGCTTGGTAGCTGCCTTGTGCCTTTGAACTCAGACCCTAAGGCAAGCTCAATTATAGCATCGAGCGGGAGGGTTATCTGTTTAGAAGATTTCATTTGTTGTGATTTGTCAGTGAACTTACTAAAGAGAGTCCTCAAGTTGATACGTCTACCAACCACATTATTAGGTCTAGTGCCTAGCCTAGCATAAATGCCAGTTAGTGTTATGAGGACTCTCTTTAGTAGATACTGCTATTAGAAGCGGCAGTATCAGACACTTGATACTACTTAGGCCGTAGCAGGAGCTTTATTAGCCTGCCGCTTTGCTGCAATGGCAGCATACTTGGCTTCAATAGCCTTGCGCTGTTTCTTCAGCGGACGAATCTGGACAATGATTTCATTAATCTTACCAGTCAGTTCGTTGTATTGGTCTTGCTTGTCAGCCTTGACTTCACCCTTGTCATCATAGACATCAGCTTCTTCAATTGTCTCGGTGAGTGCATCAGCTTGGTCTTGCAACTCAAGAATCTGGTCAGCCAATTCTTTCTTGGTAGCACCACCAGTATCCAACGTTTCAAATGCTTTGAGAACATTATCCCAAATCAGATGACCATGCTCGTCTTTGTTGTTCGGGTCAGTAAAGGCTTCAATAGCCACTGCACGCCAGAAGCGTTCAATAACTTTAGATGCAATATCTTCACCCAATGCTTTAATACTTTCATGCAAGTTTAGCGGATTGGTTACAACAGTCCAAAAGGATTGTCCTTTATATGGTGATGTTTTACCAAACTGAGTTTCGCTCAGTTTGGTGACTACACCATTACGGAGGAACTGTGGAGGATTTTCTTTACTATGTGTATGGTTACTCATTTGTCTTGTTTATTTTGTTTGTTCAGTGGCATCCTTGTCATTTACTTCCCAGTGCCTTTCGGGAAGTTTAGTTAGCTAACTTGTCGCGACTAACTGAAATTGATTTGTATATTATGTGTTGTGACATAAGAGATATACTATAAGCATTTTTCGTGCCAAGCAGGGTAGAGAAGTAGTTGATACAACTGTCAAACTATAGACTTTTAAGTATCAGTTACCCATTTTCCAGTAGCGCGTAGTAGGGCTTCGCAGAGTTGGGAGGGAGAGGCTTCAAGTATTGCTAGACTTGCGCCTTGTTCAGACCAGTCTGAGTCTATACCAAGCATTTCAGCTAGTTTGTTGATTACATCTATTTTAGTTTCATGTCCCTGCTTCTCAATCACCGGCACAATGGCATCACGGGAGGAGAGATAGGGTGGCACTCCATGATATTCTTCGTCGTCTATATAGTGTTCACCATATACTTCTGACCATGCTATGAGTGATTGCCTGTCTTGCTCTGTTTGTTTCCACCCATCCAACTCCGCGATTGCTTTGATTTGGTCTTGGTCTTTCATTTTAGTTATCTCCTCTTTCATCATGTTCTATACTACCCATATCAGCGTCAGATTCTTCTTGTTCCTTTCTTACTTGGTTGATTGCGGAGAGGAGTGATGAAACTGATTCGTGAATAGATATTATAACTCCATCTTCCTGAATACCTAGCTGGAATCGCATTGGTTGTTCGGAATCAGCATAAAGTGAGTAATCATTCTTCTCCAACCAATCCAACGCATCGGCTTTTTGGATTAGGAGGGCAAGATTGTCCATTACTTCTTTTCGCTTACCAACGAGAAGTATATCAGTGGCAATGTGATTCGCCTTTTGTTCTGCTTGGTTTTGTGGGGTCATATTATTTTTTTGAATAGGTTAATTAATTGCAAATAAAGTAATCCAAATAAACACCAGAAGATTCCGTGTAACGCACCAGCTAATTCATTAAATTGGTATTCACTCATGGCAACTTCGTTCGGTTATTGGCTTAAATGAACACATCCACCTATTCCAATGCAGATTGCAAAAATAATGATTGCAATTCCTATTGAGTCTCCAAGAATTGTATTTCCAAAATGTTCTTTCGGTTCTTTCATGGCAATGTGGTTCGGTTATTGGCATCGGTGAGGATGGCTTCTGCTAAATTTGATAGCGACAATCTTATAGACGATTTAGCTTCTCTCCTAACTAGCTCCGCCGCAAACCTCTCACCAGCTTTGAAGGCGTCGAGTTGGATTTGTTTGATTTCTTCTGCTGGCAGTCTGTTATCGTGCCAGTTTGCCCATTCTTCCGCTGTTTTCATTGTTTGTTTCCTTTCTTTTGCATGACGTGTGGGAGGGTGGAGTGTTCTGCCCATGCTTTATCTAATCCACAATCACAATTATTTAGTGGAGAATATCCCGTAGCGCAACTGGCTCTATGTCCATTTGGATACATTGCCAATTCATCACACACCTTGCGGAGTTGGGTAAGTTCGGCTTCATAGTCATCGGTTTTCGCTTCGGATTTATTTTTATTTGACATCGTGGTTCGGGGTTGGCTCATGCGGAGCGTTGGGCATCATTGCCCAGCCCTTTGTTTTCGCAGACGGATTATAGTGTCCACCGATTCGTTTATATCGTTGGTGAATTGAGGACTTACCATGTAGGCATCGTCCTCAACGAATTGACCATTGGCTCGTTGTTCTGCGCTGGCTTTTGACCAAGTTGGAGTTCGAGACGCGCAGCCCGTGATGCCCAACAATTCCATGCAGGCGACAGCTAGTATCGCTGGCAGTCCGATTGATTTTAGCATTTTCATATTCCGTTTTTCTTGGTTGGTTCAGGCGTTGACCCGCTGCGCCTGATGTCGGCGTTGTGCTGCTTGGCGTCGGCCACTTGTTTGCAGGCACGGTAGCCGGCCATCCGTGCTTTCGTTGCCGTCCGAATCATCGAGCGACAAAATTCCACGATTTGCATTTCGCAGTCGTGACACACATTCAGCCCTTCCGAGCCGATGACATACAGGTTGATGTTTCGGACTTCACCTGCGGGAGCACCACAGGCGCGGCACAACAAGCCCAATGGAGCCAACCCGCGTTGGACGGTTTCTTTTTCACTAATAAGTTTTTTTGGTGTTCGTGAGTCAGTTGGCAAATCATTCATCAAGCCGTCTTCAATATCTTGTTCGTTGAATGTTGGTTCAGTTGGTTCGTTCATAATCCAGACTCCTTCATTGCGTTTGCGCGGGTGGTGTAGGTGGCTTGTGACCTATGACGGCTCCAATGTCCGACAGGAGCATTTTGCCACAATTTGTTTAGTTCAAAGTCAAAGCGTTCCCATTGCTCATCCGTCATCTTCTCCTCAACCCAAAGAGCGATTTGTTGCCATTCGGTTTCGAGGACTTGACTCTTAACTAATCCATGTCTATGTAGCCAAAAGAACTGTTCGCTTGTGACTCCATATTTAATCCTCTCCGGCAACAATCCCGCGAGATAGAGTTTGGCTTCGTGTGGGGTTAGCATAAATTGAATTGGTAGTTGCGAATATACTTCTAGCTGCTGTTAACAACTAATGCTGCAATACATTAACAGAATATACTGCAACACTACCAAATTGGTGGTCTCGCCAAGGTTTGATTGGCTTAACCTAAATTGTGTTGTTCTTTGTGATGTTTGTCATAAATGTAAAATCCTAACCACATTTACTTTCCATCTTTGATTTCCAACCAAATCCACTTTAGGAGGACAGTAAATGTCTGCAAGTAGATAGATAAAATGTCGGTCGATTTCCACCACCTTGTAAGTCCTTTCAGCATGGATAATCGTATTGATGCAAGCTTGTCTTGGTGTTGTAGTGACATAGTGTTGTTTGATGCCATAAGGCCACTTGGTATCTTTACCACCTTCGGCTGTATATATGGCGTCAGCTAGAGCGTCAACGGTTATCATAATTGTGATTTCCCTTTCTTATAGCATTTCCCATGCCAAGTGATGATTCTATATTTAGAGTTCTACTATTAAATAGAACTGTTGTGTCATAAAACCTACTGTCAACTGCTGTTACAAGTAGCAGAGGAAAGATACTACATGGCGAGGTAACTGACAGTAGGTTTTAGGACACAACACAAGTTAGTTAACTGTCTCTTAACATCCAACTAGCGATAAACAAGATACTCAAACTGTCTAGCATATCTTGTAACATTTAGACTTGCCGGGTGGCATAATCTACTCGTCACCCCTTACTATTTATCGGTTTCGTGCGCTAGTTCTTTCAATAGTCATGGCAGTAAGTTTCAACTGCACGTTCTTCCATCCAGTTATCTTGAAAAGCAATGAGTTTTGTGATTATATTATAGCATTATTTATGCCTAGCAGAATCTACAATCATTATCAGACCCTTTATCTTTTAAGATTATCAGGGCAGCGTTCAAGTTTGCGTGGAAACTATGTTGCATTGTCGGCAACACAAAAAGAGCCTTTAAGACATAATAAGGCGTGAAGTGAATCACGTTTGATTAAATGGTCTTGGCTCTTTTTACATTAGGTAAGATTATGGTTTGAATAGACTAGTTAGTTGTTTGATTGATTAGGTAGCTTTCAACAGAGTTTGCTGCCGTTGAATTTCTTTTTCCAAGTTAACCTTGGCAAGTTGCAAGTCTTGCAACTTGGCTTCTGCTTTTGTGATTTTGGACAAGTCAGGGGGATTAGTAACTTGGACTTTCAGCAACGCCTTTTCAGCATCGGCAATGATAAATACGATGTTGCAATGTTGCTGTTGCAATGTTAACTCATCTTCACCGATTAGGGTATGCCGCAACTTCACCGGGTTAGTCTCTGATTTCTTATCATAGACATAAGTCGCTGTTGAACTGGTTACGTTTCCAGCATGGATTTTTCCGAATTGCTTGGCAAGAAACAAGTTGACTTGCTCGACAATTTGTTTCCACACTGACAATTCAACGTGCTTGTCGGGATATATTTGCGGATAACGAGAAACGTATTCGTTTTTCAGTGTATCACACAAACTTTGTCGGTTCAGTTTCAGCTTACTTTTCACTGCTTGTTTTGCAGATTGCTGACTTGCGAGTTTTACCAAGACTTCACCAAAGGGAAACTCTTCTAATTGGACTGGTGACTCTGCGAGCTTGCTTGTGGATTGTGCTAGTGCTTGACTCATAACTAATTAGTTGTTTCAGTATCCACAATTTCACTTGTCCAGTGTTGGCTAACTGGTTTAATGCTTGTGAACACTAGGCAACTAACTAGCCTAGTCAAACCATAACTTACGGGTGAACGGATGACTACTGGCTTACAGTCTATGGGTATTAGCCAAGACTAAAGGTCTCCAGTCTCACTTTGTTCTAGCTTAATGTCGGGTGCCCGGTTCCGTATGGACTAGGGTATTAATCGACAAAGGTTTTCAGCGGTGTTAGGACAATATCAGCTTACCTAGTCATACCCGTATCAATTCACGTCCCTATTGGCAATAGGCTCTTTAATCGTGCTTTACAAGGTGATACTAGCTACTTACTTCCCTAACCTTACTAGCTTACTAACCTGCTAACGAGTTGACTTAACAGCTCGCAACTATGACCGCCAACATACCCTTACGCGGTTTAATCCCTCGCCAATCTCTGCAGTCATATAGAAAGCAGTTTAACTAGCGAGTTAAGTATTCCATACCCCAAGAAATAAAGCAAATTTTTATTCCATTGATTATTAGGGCTTTATGACTGGACTGAAAGATTTATCACAACAGAGTAGCTTTCCCTCACTTCGTTCGCCCTTTACATAATAAAGGTTATTAAGTAAGTCTAGCGGGAATGTCTAGTCAAATGGTCGTTATATCAGCTAACGATATAAGTGTCTGTTCTATCACTCCTTTTATGAAATATGAAAAATATATATATATATTATATTATATAGTATTATACTGTATTCTACTATGTTACACCTTGTTGATAGAACTTGATATAACTTTGTAGAAGGTTACGCTTTGACCACTTTTTTGGGGGACGTGATAGAACTATGACTTATATCAGGAGTTGGTATAACGAGCAAACAGCCAGAAACATTGGCTTCTACAAGCTACCCGAAGAACGACAAGAATAGTCGGATATAGATAGTAGGTTAGCTTATACTCTGCATTAGTATTACACTAGCTAATCCACCACATAACATCCGCTAATACTAATACACCGGATAAGCATAGCTAATCAGTATCAGCCTAGCTAATGATGATTATAAGCATCAGCCTAGCTAATACTCTGTATCATCCTAGCTAATGCTAATACTAATCATCATCTTGTCTAATCATCATCTTGGCTACTCCTTACTAGTAGCTAGCCTACTGGCCTAGGGAGAAACCCGAAGTTGGATGGCGAAGTGCCACTATACATCTCTCCCTACACAATAAATTTTAGAAACCATTTCACAATAGAACACCAACTGAGAAGGGATAGTAAGGTAGCTATAGAGCTGGCATGGAAAATGCTAATATAGTAAGTATATGGCTATGATTATCATACGACAGTCCTTTCAGGCAGAGATGCTAGAGGACTTTGAGAAAGAGGCTGGGGAGTTGAAGAAGATGTTAGCTGGGAGAGAGGTAGTAGTAGGGGGGAAAGAGTATGCAGAGAGGAGATTATGGGTTGTGGGGGAGAGTGTAAAAGAGTTGAAGAAACAGATGGAAGACCCTGGTAGACATTTCTCTCAGTATGAAGGGGGGTATAGTCCAGAAGAGGCAAAGAGATTTGAACAATTTAAGAATGGAGAAACTGCAATATGATATGCACATTGAATAAAGACTGTGGTTTTTGGGTTAGTTTGGGGACTGAGAAGATAGTTATCTGGACACCCTAATGGGAACTGACAGTCAAATTTTAGCTGCTTACAGACAGGGGTTAACTCCCGAACAGATAGCAGAAGACTTAGACTTTCCTGTGTATGCAGTAAAGGCTAAGTTGATGAATTTATCTTCTGACTATAGGAAAGCTTGCGGTCAGGAACCAGAGGAAGATAGTGAGTTAAACCTCTCCCGCGAAGAGCAGATTACCATAAAGAGGAAGCTCATGGATACCTTCTTATCTAGCGAAGATGAGCACGTTATAGTCAAGTTGGGGACATACTTGCGAGATGATGGTAAGGGGAGAAAGGATGTTGTTAAGCAGATGGGGAACATTGGAAATCTGAATATCCTACAACTAGTTAATGGGTCTATCTCCCAAGCAAGAGAAAACTCCCGCTCTTTGAAAGATAGTCTAAAGATGGTTACTGCATGACCAAAGATGAGTTCATCCAGTTGTCTCCCCAAGAGCAAGAAGCCTTCATAAATGAAGGTGGTATAATTTCTTCTGTTGACATTCCTACTAATGTGGTTTGTTGTGATTCCACTCTAGTTGTCAATGAAGAACAGAAGGTTGAGTTCCTTCCAACTCAGGTTCATGATTTTCCTGAGTCAAGTAGCGCAATGCTCACTCAACCTTCTGCACAATTTAATGCAATGAACGAAGTGAGGGAACCCCAGTCTGTAGTGAAAACCCAAACATACACAGAACCACAACCTTTGTTGTCAGATGCTCCTAACCGTGAGGTGGAGAGTAGTTCCGTTTCTACTACCACATCTGACAACCCTTCCACCGCCGATGTAGATACTACCCAATGGACAGAGGGATTTGATATAAAAGACCCAGTAGAGTTACTCTTCTTGCTGGATGAGGATGTAGCAAATGGGGTAGTAAAACTCCACAAGTGGCAAGCAGAGTTTATGTATGACTTTGCTCAAGAGACCAACACCAAGGAAAATGCTTTCAAAGCCTGTGTCCAAGCATGTAATGGTTCGGGAAAAGATAAGTATATTGTCTCAGCTTGCGTGGTCTGGCTTTGTATGCGCTACGGGCTGGCACGTGGAGTTGTTACCAATGGCTCTGGTGTTCAGCTAGATAATCAGACTGAGGCATATATCCGATACCTTTGTCAAAGGGCAAATACTATCTTTGCCGGGGGAAAAGACCTAATCTGGAAATGTAATTATCGTTATTATGAATGCATCCCAACTAAATCACCAATTGTCCTCTTTGCTACTGACGAACCAAATAAGGCAGAAGGCTATCACCCTCTTAAAGCAGGCGGAAAAATGGCCATATTTGCTTCAGAAGCAAAGGCTATCCCAGATTCAATCTTTACTGCTCTTATACGCTGCACAGGATTTACGCACCGCATCGATGTCTCAACACCCGGTAGAAGAAACGGTTATTTTCACGACCGCTGTATCACAGCCGTTCCTAGGAGTGAAGTCAAAGACAATGCCACAAATGTCACTATACTCTACAAAGTAACTGCTTTTGACTGTCCACACATAACAGCTAAAGAGATAAAAGAGTTTGAAGACGCTTTGCCGGGTGGTGTTCATAATCCAGTTTATCTCTCAGGTGTATTAGCTGAGTTTTCTGATATGGATGAGATGGTAGTTATCCCATCTCATTTTGTAATGTGGGCTATGAGAACTGCTCACCAGCAAGTTAAGTGGATACAAGAACCTTACAACAAGGGTGGATTGGATTTATCAGATGGTGGGGCGGAGACTGTCTTGGTAGTTAGGAATGGAAATAAGCATCTAAAGACTATCCCATTCCGGTTTGACAATACAGAAGATACACTAGATTTCTTAGAGGAGGAATTCAAAGCTAATGAACTCACGAATAGAGATGCATATATTTATGCGGACTCATGTGGTATCGGAAAGCCAATGCTTAATGCTCTCCGTCGCAGAGGGTGGACAAATATACGGTTTGTAGACTCGCGTAACCGTGCTGTCGAGCCCAAAGTCTATCTCAACCGGGGAACAGAGTTGTTCTTTAATGTGCGTAAACTTCTCGAACGACATGAGCTGATTATTCAAGAGGATAAGATGCTTTTGAAGCAGATGTCCACTCGCTACTACAAGATTAATAATAAATCTATCCACCAGCTACTTACCAAGCTAGAACAGCGTTCGCGTGGTTACCCATCCCCTGACCGAGCTGATGCTTTCAATTTAGCTTTCTGGGATTACAAGTCTACCTTTAGTAGGACAGACTTTAGTGCAGCAGCACCTGACAAACCATATGAGTTGCAGGAGCTAACTCCTATTATCCCTATATTTTCTCTTAAAGAGTGGGCTAGTGATGGTCAATCTTCTTTAGCTACCTTTAGGAGAAATGTTAGTAAACGACAACCAATAAATCATCTCCAGCGAGAGTTGGAGAGATACATAGAAAGAAAATAGTATGCATTATGCAAATGGCAGAGAAGCAAAGAATGGCGACACAGTGGTTCGCTTAGGGCTTAATCCCTATCAAAAAACAGTATGTGGTATTTTAACAGATGTTATTCCCGGAAATGATTCATGTAATGGGTCATTATCAGTCCCGCAGACTGCATTCCAAATGGGATGCGTTAATCTTGCAGAATGTCTACACTCCGACGATATAAACGCTTCCATTGGCGATATTAAAAGCGTGAAAGACATTAGTAAACAATAAAACAGAAAGAAATAGTATGCCCTTTGATAAATGTCCAATGTGTGGATTCTCAGACCAACCAAAACCATTAATGGCTCATCAGAAGATGGCTCATTATATCTCTAAGACATCAGGTAAAGAGATGGTGATGAATCGTGATGAAGAACAGTTCGACACTACTACTGGTGATGGTGATGATAAGAAGATTGTTACTTGGGTGCGGAAAGATATTTGGGAAGTGCAGAAAGCTAAAGAGGCAGCTGCTAAAGAGGCCTTGAAAGTTAAAGCCCCTGCTCCTACACCTGCTCCTACACCTGCACAATAATATGAGCACTAAACCTAAAGACATAGATGCTGAGGAAGAGCAAGAGGGTGAAAAAGATAATCCTAAGATGCCGTCAAAGGATTCAGGGGTGACAGTTTCTGAGGACTTCCAACAGAAAGCTCACCAACTTCTTCACAAAGCTACCAAGCATGAAGTCTCTCACGCTCGTTCTAAGATGAATGACCGAGATGATGAGATTCGTAAAGAGGAGATGGCTGATGAGAATAAAGGTAAGAAGGGTGGGAAAGGTAATCAACCTGAGGAGTTCTCTACAGAGTCTGCCCCGCCCGGTGTAGATGTTTAGTGATTCTTTGATAAATTGACTTATGACTTCCCTCTCCAACAATAATGAATACATCAACACAACTGACTATGATAAGTTAGAGCTTAAACTGAAAGAGATTAAGCAAGTGTTAGATGATGCCATGGGGCTTACTATCACTTCTCGAAAACTTCGGTATGCTGAAGTGGATGTTGAGTTGGAGAGGGAGGCTGAAAGAATACAGCCGGATGAGATGTATATTCCAGTTCACACAATAGATACTAACATTCGCCGGGAGCAATCATCATATATTCAGTATATCACCCAATCTCCTAGGGCTGTTATATTAAAAGGTGCAGATGACTCAACAATCGATTTAGCACTATTGGAGGATGATTTGACTAAGAAGTTGAGGTATGATGGCTGGCAGAAGCCTATGTTCGCCAATGTAGATAACTTTCAAGCTAATGGGTATGGAGTGATGGAGGTAGTGCAAGATAAATCTTGTGGTGGATGGGTAGCTCATGAGCAAGTTCAATCATCTGACTTTGGCTTTACGACAGATACTAGAGACTTACAAGCTTGTGAGATGTTGGGTAGGACATATCACTATACTAAAACTAAGTTGTTGAGTATGTGTGGAGACCCTAAAAATCCGAAGGATAGAGATTGGGACAGAGAGCAAGTGGAGAAGGTAGTCTCTAAAGACTCTCAAGCTAGTGGTGCTGAACCTATGGAACCAGCAGAGGACAAAGATAAGTCTTTATTCCGCGTTCAGAAGATAATGTTTCGTGTCAATGGGGTAGTTCAAGTAGGATGGGCTTGTATAGGTATTGCAGATGATTGGCTCAGGATGCCTAAACCTTTGTATATTGGTCGAACGAAGCAGGCTCCTGCTCAACCTGCTCAACCTGCTCAACCTGTAATGCAAGGAATGCCTCCCCAACAGATGCAACCCCCAGCACCTCAGTGGGTAGAAGCTTATGAGACCATGTATCCATATGTTTTATTCCAGTATCTAATCAGCGAGAATGACACTATCTCTAATCTAAAGGGCAGGATTTATCTAGACCAAGATGTGCAAGAGGGATTAACAAGTCTGTTGTCTAGCACTATGACACAAGCTCGCCGGGCAAGTGGTCTTTATGCTTCTCAAGATAGTGATGACCCTAATGATGATGTGCTGATGCAGAAGAATGTAGCCTTCAAACCTAACTGTCTTATCAACAAGAAAGTTACATTTGCTTCTCTTAAAGCGCCAGAGCCGGGTGTGTTTAGTGCAATACAGATGTTGCAAGCGGGTAATCAGCAAGAGACTAGTCAGATTAACTTCGCAGAATCTAATAACCAGAAAGATAGTAGAAAGACTGCTACTGCTATCAAAGAGTCTAGGTCTCAGAGACAAGAACTAACTGGTGTTCAAGTTGTCCTATTCTCCTTAGCGCTCACTGAGCTGTATCAGAAGATGGTTGGGATTATTAAGTCTAGAGTATTAGCTGGCTTGATTAAAGTGAATCCACAAGTATTACCACTCTATCAAACTAAGATAATCATAAAACCATCTGGTGATGTGGATGTGATAGAGAAGCAGCAGTTGATTGGTATGATGACAGAAGCATGGCCTTTCATTCAAAATACTGCTGCTGCTACTATCTTTATGTGTGATTTACTGGAGAAGATGTTCCCCAATAATGCAGCAAGATATGTTCAAGCTATCATGCAAGACCAGCAGCAGAAACAAAGTCAGCAAGCTCAACAGCAACAACAGGTGATGCAGTTTGCTCAACAACTAGGCCAGCAAGTTGTAGAGTTGAGTAAGCACAGTGACTGGTTCTCTGATATCGGTAAGCTACATGCTTTCCCTGTGATAGAGCAAAAAGCTCAACAAATTAAACAAATAGCAGAGCAGATGCAAGTAGGGAAGAAACAGCAAGGACAATCAGCGTGAAACATATCATATGATGACTAAAGAATCAATCGCACTAGCCACTAAGCTTCACGATGAATGGCTTAAACATCCCACTACGCAGGATGCTATCAAGATTTTGAAAGGACGGTATGACCACTACAAGACTAAATTGCAGACAGATATTCTGGTTGCCAGTAACAAGGAGTCAGAAGATAAGTTACGTTCTGCAATGACAACTGCTGAGACACTTGGTCTACTTCTTTTTCAAACAGACAAATTTGTAGAAACACTTAACAAACTAAACAAGGAATAATATGCCAGACCCCGCAGAAGTAAAAGTAGAACAACTCCCAACCATAACACAATCTACCCCGGCACCTCAGTCTACTCCAAAGGCTGCTGAGGAAATGACATTCAACTCGCTGGAGGATATAGATGTTGAGCAGTTGCCAGAACAGAGTAAAGAAGGGTCAACAAAGGTTGAAGCTCCAGTGAAGGTTGAACCCCCTGAAAAGAAGATTGAAGAGGTAAAACTAAAATCAGAATCAAAATCAGAGGGCGAGAAGAAAGGCGAGGGTAATACTGAGGAGTCTAAACTTCCTTCATACCTAAAAGCTCCAAAGACAGAAGGGAAGGTAGAAGAGTCGGGTGAGGGGAAGGGGGTTATTAAACCTATTCTCCCTAAACCAGATACAAGAGATTTCACAGGCTTCTCAAAGGAAGAAGCTGATGCTGGTAGAAAGATGGCTAATGATGCTTTTGCTATCTATAAGAAAGCAATATCAGATAGGAATGAATTGAGTAAGTTGAAAGATACTTCTTATCTCCAGCACCCTAATGCTTATACACTAGACCCTGAGTTTCGGAAAACACAAGTTCAATTATCCTTTGCTCAGAAAGAAGCGAATTACTGGGAGAATCAGCTATCAGAGATGGACTCTGGTAAGCCGCTAGTTCCTATTACTGGATTTGACAGTAAGACAGGTCATCCAATACTTGGTCAACCTATCCCTGCTACCAAGGCACTGGAGGAAAAGGTTAGAATGATGATTCATAATTGCTATCAAGCAGGACAGGACTTTCAGACAAAGTTGGCAGAGTATCCTGCTAGATATGCTAGTCAGATTAAAAATAGTGTAGCAGGTATTGAGGATTTCCGTAAACAACAATTTGGTTGGGTTAATGACTCCAAGATGCTAGACTACTCTATCAATATAGAAGGTCTTGGGGAAAGAACTCTCAAACAGATAGGGGAGGATGTTAACAAGATGATTCCACCTTGGATGCACTCTAGTCCTGCTGTCCCACTTATTCAAGACTTAGTAATCTCAGTCCGATTATTACAGGCTGAGTTGGCGGAGGCAAAGATAACAAAAGCTGTTGAGACATATAAGGAAAATGAGCAAGAATTGGTAGAGCCTTCTAGCAGAGAAAAGAGTTCTAGTCGAGGAAAGGGGCAGAAGGTTCATGGGGTAGATGAGTTTGTAACAGACCCATCTCTAGGTATTTAGCATACCTTGGCATGATAATTGCTTACTAATAACTTGCTTCTGCTGGTAAAGGGCATTACCATTCGCTACTTATTTTCTAAAGGGCATTAGAGTCACAGTTAACAACTGTCTCTAATGCCTTTGTGCTTTAAGGGACTACAAAAAGAAAATAATTTATATGCCTGTATGGTATAGTCAGCCGTCTACTTTTGGTAACGCTACTACAGAAGATGTCAGTAGGTTTAATCAACTTCCATTTTACCTCGTTCGAAATGAGGTAAAGCAATTTCCAACTTGGTCTGTCTTTGACCAACTCTATGGAGATATTGATTGGCAAGCAAATGAAGGTAATGTGATGAAAGGTGTTACGCCTCAGCGTTCTCCAGTTAGTCGCTCTTTCTTTCATCCAAATGCCCTTACTAAAGTTCCTAGTAAAGACATCTATCAAGTCACTGAGTCTGTTGAGCAAGCATTGCTTTATAGTCATCAATATGAATCTTATCAATTTAACTTCCTGCCATCTTTTACGGCATTCTGGAAGACATACTTGCAGTTTGCAAACACTGACATTGTTCGCCAGATAGCAGTTAGTAATAACCAATTCATTGAGACAATGATGTGGGAAGGTTCTCCTTACTACTACATTGCTGGTGTTGGTCTCCAATACGGAGCGCCTACCCAACTTGGTAATGATTCATTCAATGCAGCTAATAGTAAGACTGCTGCATGGTTGAATGCTGTTACTCTTGGAACTGGTGGTGTTGCTGGCATCTCAACTACAGGTCTACGTCTCCGAGATGTGTTCAACGCCTTTATGAATTTGCAAGAGGATTTGGCTGCTCCTGCTTTTGATGGAGCTAAGAACATGCCCAAAGATAACGAGGGTTTGAAGGGTAAGTATACTTTACTTGTTCCCTCTGAGGATTTCTTGAACTTCTCATTTGACCCTGACGTATTGAATAAACTTCAAGGTCTTGCTCCATGTGACTTGAATTTGTTGTTTAATGATTTCAAAGGTCTTTTGTTTGGGTTTCTAACCTGCAAAATTAACAAGTATCCTGTTCGCTATAATACAGCTGATGTTGGGGATGGTAATGGCAATGTATTGTATTCTGCAGGAACTCCAATTGCCCCTGAAATCTTTGATGCGACAGATAATAAGTGGAAACCAAATCCTTATTACACTAGTCGTGTTACTGCTCCATTCACTATCACTTGGATGCTTGGTGCTGACCGTGCTAAGACTATCAAAGTTGGGCCTCCCCCGAAAGAGTTTGCTACGACTAATATGTCTGGAAAGAAGTTCTATTCTATGCGCTGGAATGGGGAAGTTCAGCTGACTGACCAAGTATTGATATTCGATGCTAATGGAACTCCTTCTCTTAACAACTATGGCAAGCAACTTAAATTTATTTCTGAGTTGACTCATGGTTATTTGGAAGGTGAACGTCGTCATGCCTTCCCAATCTTGTCTAAGAGAACTCGTCCTAGTAATGTTGCCTGATGTCAAAACAAGAAAAACATATAAAATAAATATTATGAATATTATAACTAAACTCTTCGAAGACTTTCTTAATCTTGTTAAGAAGCCTATCACCATTGGTGCTCTTGCTTTTGGTCTTGTTACCTCTAGCCAAGCACTCGTAGTAACTGGAACTGTCCTTCCCGGCCTTTGGACTAATGTTCTCACCGGGCCAGTTAATGTTAGTCAAATTGTTCTTATAGCTCCGGTTGCTACTAATGCATCTGGTATATTTGTGGACAGTGCAACTAGCAATTTGACTTATGTTACACTTGCTTACACCAATGTAATTAGCTATTTGACTAATAGTATGACTATGACTAATAGTTATGTTGCTGGTCAGTGGAATCCATTCTACACTAACTATTGGGGTGTTCCAACATTCCTAACGAATAGTGTTGGAACTAACTATGTCTTGGTGGATTGTGCAAATATAGTTCCTTCACAGACCAACAGTTATCCTGCACTGGCTCTTGGCGTTGCTGCTTCAAGCACAACTGTTATCCAGAACATTAACCAGAACTTCTATCGTGGCATCTGGGTTACTAATTCTAGTAGCTCTCCCGGCCCTTTGACCTACACAGTCACCTATACAGCACGGTAATTCATTCGGGGTAGGGTTGCAGTAACTTCTACTGTAACCCTACCCTTTCTATTTTATGCTTAGAGTCATTACAATTTGTGAAAAGAATGTAGTTCCTGTCCCGGCAAAAGCAATTACAGTGGCAGCTAACAAAACAACTGTTGTCGTTCCTGACCTTACATCTTCTCTCTTGGGTGCAAATAATTCTCACGAGACTGCAGCTATTACCATCCAGAACACGGGAACAGCAAATGATGTGTATTATGCCTTTGGACAAGATTGCGATAATGTTACTAACTTTCATGGGTTGTTACAAGCAGGTGTAATGCTTAACTGCCCAACTACTCAACAGGTAAGTGTATTCACAGCAACTGGAACAACGATAGCAGTTTGTATCCTAAAACGTATAGGTGGACTATGATTAGATATTTGTTATCTTTAGTGTTTGTAACCAGTGTGGTAGCTGGGTCTCCTACGTTAAATCCTGTGTTGAGTGGTGGTGGAAGTGGTGGAAGTGGTGGCGGCGTCCTACAGCCAGCACAGTTTTATGGCAGCATCGCGGTGACGAATAGACAGCCAATCGTGAATTTTGATCATGTGCAAAGCATCAATTATTCCGACGCTGGCAATAATTTATTGCTAGACGATAACGGACTCTATGACCCTGCAAACGATGTGTATGCAATCCTTGTCGGTGACCAAAGAATTTTGAATGACGTAGTTGGTTCTAATGTTTTGGACTTTTCAGGAAATGGCAACCCGATTCGAGCATATAATAACTGGCGATTCTTCGGCACCATAACCGGCAACGGCAGCGACCTGACGAATATAAATTCGATGAATATCGTCGGGGCAGTTTTTAATCCAAATGGCGGCTCCGGCGTAACGATGAACTTTGGAATTTTGGCAAGCAAAGGACTTGTAAGCGATACCGGAACTAGGTCCATATCGGGTTTTTCATTCAACGGCACCACTGTTACTGCCACCAACGGCGTGGCTTCTTATGCAACCAGCACGACAACCGTGCCAGTAATTGCAACTGGTTTCACTAACACAACCGGCGTCACCGGGTTTCTTCCAATAACTGCGGCAACCGGGCTTGTGCGTTATGACTGCCAGTCAAACATTGTTTCAACGTCGGCCACTGTGACCAGTCCAATGGATGTCGTCCTTCAAAACAAAGGCTGGGCGACATGGACGACGATAACCACCAACGGACTTTTCCACGCATGGTAACACTAAAGGACGAAAGTTAATTATGAAATTTCTTAAAAAGCTTTTAGGCCGGAAACTTTATTATGCGGCGGCGCTGCTATCCGCCGGTTGCGTCATTGTAATGCTATTTTCTGGCTGTGCTACGCATGGCGGCTGGCCGTGCTGGGCTTGGAAAGCAAATACTGACCAGAAGAATGAGAGATATGCCGAACAACAACTGGATATTGCCTGCACTAATTTATTAAACGCAGCGAACGCTTTGAAAAGTCATCCTTGGCCTACAAATTTGCCGCCTAGTAAATAAGATACTGAACAAAAATTTATGAAAAAACCAACAACTCCAATGCAAGAAAAACAGGACGAAAACTATAGGCGCGAAGCCGATTGGCTCCATGCCGTGGTTCTACGGCTGGCGCGCAAGTCAATAAATCGCGTGGTAAAGACGGTGCTCACGCGAGCCTATGAGCGTGGCCAGATAGACAGCATCATCATGCACCAAATGGCCGCGTGCTGTGACCGCATCTTGTGGCCGAATCGCAACAACGAATAAGTAATCCTGACTAATTTATGAAAACCAACCTGTTCCTAATCGTCCTAGCCCTGTCCTTCGCGGGCTGCGCGTCTGGTGAACCATTGCCGGTTGACCATCCGCCCGTGTTCGCGCTCGTGATGCAGAACACCAACGGCATCCCCGATGTGGCTATCGGCTACTACCTTTCGCCCGCTGCGCCAGACTTTACGCTGGGCGTAAATTCCACCAACCTCACCCGGCTTGGCACGGCAGCGGGCGCAGCGGTCAACTCGTTTCCGATTCCAACCAACGTGCCGCTCGGCTCACTGTTGACCGGCGTGGCCACCAATTATGATGGCCGCGTGAGTATCTACTCTGCACCTATCGTGTTTACCAATCAACCGCCGCCGCGCCCCGCCACGCCGAATGCAGTTGTGGAATAAATAAAGTTATGTCGCAATTCAACGATGACGAAAAGCGAAGACTGTTTCAAACGCTGGATATGCACAGCGACCAAAACGCGAAGATTGAGCGTGGGCTTTATGGCGACCCAGAAAACAAAGTAAAGGGCGCGCTTGACCAGATTGAAGATTTGAAGGGTCAAATTCATAAAATCGAATACTGGATTTTGAAGCACAATTTGAAGACCGCATTTATTTCTGGAGTAACCGCCTCTGTGGTGTTGTTTGCAAAAATGGTTGGGTCATGGTTTTTCATGCGTTCAGAGAAATAATATGCAATCCTTTCTTCAAGATATTCAAGATTTGATAACCTTTCTGGAACAATATAAACTGGCAATCATGTTTGCAGGTGGTTGGTTCCTTCATAAGTTTATCCCTTACTGTAAAGACAATGGTGGTTTGAAGACTGTGATTCAAGCTATCTGGTATAACCCCACAGTTACGAAAGAAATAAAACAAGATGAAAAAGTTACTTCTATTCCCACTGCTCCTGTCAGTTAGTATTCTAGCTGGCTGTAATACCACTACAGCAACATATACTAATGGTCCTGTTACCATGAAAGTTAGTAATATGCGTGAAGCATGGTCAACTGACTCTTATGACTGGCAGTTTAGCACCAATGGAGTATTTCATGCTACTGCTACAAAGAGTGGCCCCGATGCTACTACTGTTCAGGCATTTGCTAATATCGTTGGAGCAGCAATAGCAGCTAAACCTTAATTGAATAGGTTATGTTCACCCAAACCAAACTGCTAGTAAAGATTTCTCCTGACTACCTTGAGTTGCAGGAATATCTTTACTACAGTTCGGAACGGTTTGGGCAGTTGAGGACAATGACTGGTTCTGATGGTATAAGTGACCCAAAGTGGTTACAGGTGTTCTTGGAGAAGTTTGGGGAGTATCTTTGGTCAGGTATAATACATGATGGTGGGTTTAAGAATAAACTAGAACAACTACAAGAAGATGGTTCTTGGGCACCTATCACACTAACAGAAAAACAAGATAATCAACTAATAGATGAATGTATGGAATCTCAAGGTGCTCCTTGGCTAACAAGAGAACTTGTCTATGACGCACTTCAACTCTTTGGCTGGTCTGCATTTGACCATGACCGTTTAACCGCTCCTCCGCCACAATGAGACTTACCCTAATTATCTTGCTTATTGGCCTATCATGCTACGCTCAGAAGTCTACTGATTCTAGCTTCGGTGGTTATGGTGTAGTATTCTACAACTACATAACAGTGTATGGAACTGTGTATGCTGTTAACTACATTGGGGATGGTAGTAGTCTAAGCAACTTACAGTCCACTAATTTCATGGGAGTAATAGACCAATCTAACTTACCACCAACTATAGTGTATAGTGGTTTTGGAACACCATACTATATTGGTGGAGTGCTACTTAGCAACCAGACTGTTACTGCTACGACATTCAAAGGTAATGTGACAGGTAACTTAACAGGTAATGTTACAGGTAACTTAACGGGCAATGTTACTGGCCCCTTTGGAACTATAAGTCTATTTGTCACCAATAATGCTGAGGTAGGTAATAGTCTGACAGTTGATGGAGATACCATACTAAATAACGTGATAGTCAATGGGACTCTGTCTTTCACGGGAGCGTCAAGTTTGGTGACAACTAACTTACACATTTTCACTAATAGTCTCTTCACCCAAGGTTGGAACTTAGGCTTTACTAATGGCCTACTGATGAGTGCCAAACGATTTTAACTTTATGAGACACACTAGCAAGCCATGTGGCGGTGGTTCCTTGTTTACACTTAGTGTTGCAACTGTTGGTGTGTCTCTCTTTTAATTTATTATGGAACAAAGCCATCCTCCTTATGTTGCTGGTGCTACGTCTATTCCAAGAACACTCCTTCGTTGGTTAGATGTCAACCCACAGAATGGGCCACTCAGCAGGAATCAAACTACAATCACCTTGCCAGCTTTTACCGGAAATAATGAAACGTGGCTAGGAGTTAGTGACATCATCACTGCTTTTAATTTCGAATCACCTAACAACTTCTCCTTGCACACGATAGTGGGGGTAGCTAATCCTAATTACACTCTCTGCATCTCTTATCATATTGGTGGAGTGATGACTCGATATATCATCTGGTTAGCTAGTGGCTCTGTGATGAACCAAGATATACCGATGTATAATGGCCAGCCCGTCAAGAAGAACTTTCGTTTTGAAGTGTGGTCTAGCTCACAAGGTAATGCTACTCAAGTTAGTGCTATTACAATGTATACCTCAGTAGCAGGTAGTCAAGATTACAGGTGGGGGTTAGATGCTGCGTTAGTGGGGAATGATGGGCAGGTTGGTAGTTTTGGAAATGTAGCATCTATTGTTCCTAGTATTATAGGAAATCTGTATTATCAGTGGAACAACACAACTCTTGTTAACTCTAGTGATGCTGAGACAAATTGGTTTGATTCATATCATATTGATACTCAACAAAACTTAGCCGGAACATACTATGCTACTACATCAGGGATATATGGGCAGGTAGTTATATATAGTTTTGTTAATGATTATGTTACAAATAGCAAGACAATAACATCACCTACAAAACAGTTTGTTATTGTTTGCTGGCTTGGAACTCAAGCAGGTAATATAATATCTCTGTCAAACAGTGCATCTGTTGGTGTGTTTCTGTTGGCGAGTAATGGGGATGGGACTTACAATGTCAATGGAGCTTTAGTTCCCCAACTAACTGCAAACAAATGGTTAGTGATAACTGGAACCTTTAATAAGATTGCTATTTACACTCTTGGATTTCCTAGGCCAGTTGTGGATGCTGATTACATTGATATTACAGCGGGGGTCGCAAGCACTATCTCTAATGTAACACTATTAGACAGTGGCAATACAACTCTATCACAGATTCAAGAGTTTTCTCTTTGGAAGAATGGTGCTAGTTCTTTGATAGCAAATAGCACACTTCAAAATTATATTGACTATCTGAACATAGTATATGCAAGAGCATATACTTTACCTCTAACCTTCCCCTCTAATTCTGCATCCTTAACAAACTAATATTATGAGTCAACAAGTCTTAACCACAGGTCTCGACCCGACATCCTTTACCTCCATCACGGGTGCTCAACTAGCCCAGATGGTCAACAACGCTACCTTCGCTACCGGGATAGGTGGTGTGATAGTTACAGTAGATGGAGCAGGTGGTGGGCCAACTACTCCCAACGCTACTTCGGATACAACTCTCCAGACTTATGTGTGGGTGAGATTGGGTAACCCAGTAGCCAGTAGTAATGCAAACAGTAGCGCAGTCGGTTATGTGTGGAATCCCAACGCTGCTAACCCAACAGACCCAACACAGCTACTCAACTGGAATCCTATCACCGCTGGTTCTATTGCAGCAGGTTCTATCATGGGTTACATGATTGCTGCTGCTACTATCCCTGCTTCTGCCCTGCAAGGTGGTATTACTAGTAGCCAAGTAGTTGGACTAGCTGCTCTCTTTGCCTCTGCTCTTACATCTTCCTCTACTCCTAATGGTGGTGCTATTGCTGGCTCATTTGGTGGTGGATTCTCATTACTTGCCCAAGCTGTTACTGCTGGGACGATTGCTCCCGGCGCTATTAACTTACCCAATCTGTTCTCAGGAACTCCCATCGCTCCCTCGCTAATTGACACAACAGCAAGTTCCCCGGCAGCAGGGTCTATCTTGCAAGCTCCAACAGGAACTGGTTCGATAGCTCAATGGATTCTTAATGCCGTAGTAGCAATGGGAAATCCCGGTGGTGGTCAGGCAGGTTATATTCCAGTTGCTCAGAGTAATGGAACTGTCTTATGGACTGCTCCTACTGCTGCTTTCCCTGCTGGACAGATAGCTGCTAGTGCCGAAGTGACATCAGGGTCTATAACTGTTACTGCTGTTGCTGCTACTACTAATTCATGGATTTGCAGCACGGCTAATACTACCGGACTTATAGCCAGTCAGACATTGATTACTCTATCGGGTTATGGGACTAAATATGCTAACCTAAATGGTTCATGGTTAGTAACGGCGGTCTCTGCTGGTGTTAGTTTTACTGTTATTACAACTAGCAATATAGCTGGCTCTGGAACTACCACTATCGGGACTAGCAAATTCTGTAACTACAATGCTACCACTTTATCTTGCCTCAATGTAGCTAACTCAACTGCACTTGTAGGAGCAGGGGCTGGAGCTATTACTACTTATGGGACTACTCTTACTGTCCCATCAGTCTTGTGGAATAGTGCTGGTAACTACACTATCTTCTTTGTTACTCCAAAGGGAAATGCTAACTACATTGTCCACGCCCAAGTAGCAGAAGCCAGTTCTACTACATCACTCTACACAGCTAAAGTGATAGCTAAGAATGCTAACTATGTGACTATACAAACATGTTTAGTAACATATAGTGGGGGATTAACAGTTACACCGACTGATGTTACAGATTTGTCTGTGACTATCATCTAATACTATTATGTCAGTCAAATACATTTTGAGCCAAGTGGGAGCTAAGTCAGGCCTCAACCCTGCTGCTACCTCCTCACGAGCTACCCTCCTACGCTGGCTCAATGAAGCGGCTAGAGAGTTGTATGACCAATCTGACCCCCCAGGTTCTTTGATGGAACAGGCTTTCAAGGTCAATGGTGACCAGACTATTACCTGTCCACAGTATGTAGGAGCGATAAGGGGGGTGAGGGAGTTAGATAGTCATATTACTTGGTCTATTAACCAGATGCGTCCTAGATATAATCAGTTTAACTGGGGTGATAGTTGGAGGAACTTGAGATTGAAGAATATCCAAGCATTAATGGCAACTGTCACCAATACATCTGCTGGTGTGATAACAGTTGCTACTGTGGAGAATCCTCCTATCCAAGTAACTGTTAGTGGGCCTACTGCTACATCTACTCTTTCAACAGAGACTATTGTGATGACTTCTACCACAATGCAGACTGCTAACAACTACACTGATTATACAAGTGTTAAGAAAGATAGAGTAAATACTTGTGATGTAACACTGTCTGATGTGGATGGAAAGGTGCTAACTATCATCCCCAACAACCAACTATCTGCTCAGTATCAGATACTAGATGTTTCTGTGTGTCCTTGGTTATCTGTCTCTACTAGCTCGCTAGACCACTACCTAGAAATCTTATTCAAAGTCTCTCCAACTCAATTGCAGAATGATACTGATGAGTTTGTTTTTGGCCAGAAGTATGATGACATCTTGGTGAACAAGTGTATCCAGTTGTGGTATGAGGAGCAAGGAAAGCCAGACCTAGCAGCTGCTTTCGACCAGAAAGCTACTCGCTCCCTAGCTCGCAAGCATCAAGACCAGAATGCTGCAACTGAAGATATGATAGCAGTAGTTGCTCACCCGCATGATTCAATTTTACCAAGAGTTAGGCAGGGGCGGGGAAGATATTATCGTGGGTATGGGGCAAGAGGATACGGTTACTAACAATATGAAAATGTCATATACACAACTTGTTGAGGAGCGTAATAAGATGAAACGCGTCTTGGACACTGGACGCAAAAGTCAACCTTACTACAAACAAGCTCAAGATAAATATGCACAAATACAGGCTCAAATAAAGTTTATATTTAGAGCTAATCACCATAAAACTAATCAATGAGTGAAATAGTAACACAAAAAGGCTCCGAGTATAATCAAGCATCCTTCATAGGAGGGATGAACATGCTCCTAGATGATACTAGGTTGCAGACTAATCAGTATCGCATAGGTTTCGACCTAACTAATCGTTATGATGCATTAGACCCTGTTCTTGTATCAGTCCAAGATGAAAGCGTCCCTTCTGGCAACATACAGGAGCTTGTAACTTTCGGTGAGTATGTGATAGTCTTTGTCAATGGTCAAGCTTATTATCGTTACTATGATGATTTAACTTGGGAGAAGATTCAGGGCTTTAACATGTCTCCAACTGCACCCCGTCTTTGGACTTGCAGTGTTCCAGTTGGATTAACTAATTATATCAGATTAGCTACTAATAGCACTCAACTACTCTCAGGAGTTGGCCTTAATGCCCTATATACTCCATCAGCAAATGGGGGTATCCAACAGTTAAACCTTGCTGGCGCGGCAGCAGGTAACTTGCCAGGACTCTTAATCCAAGATAACATCAACCAGCCTCAGTTCATATTCTTAGACAATACTGGATTACCTATTGTTCGACAAACTCAGAAATTCAGTCAGTGGTCTATTGGTTTCACAGACGCTACTAATACAGTCATCGGCCCGGCAATGGGTCAACTATCTACTAACTATGATATGCGTGAGTATGTTCCTGTAGGCAATTGTATGTGCTGGTCAAATGGTATCTTGTTTGTTGTTAGCCCTGATTTTAGTTCTATTTATCGCTCTGTGTCTGGTAGACCTTTAGACTTTGTGGTGAATGTAACCAATCAACTGGTTACTACATCTAGCCTAAAGACTATTAACGCAATCCCCATGACTGCTTTCTGGCAAGCTGGTGGTGGAGATGCAACAACTACATCTTACAGTGTGGGTGTTGGTGGGATATCCTGCATACGGTCACTGTCCTCTGGTGGCATATTTGTAGCAGCTAGTAATGCTAACTTTACAGTTACACTTAACCAGACTCCGGGTGCTCCTACTATCTTCGGGGAGTATTTGTTCAATAGGACATTTTTATTTAATGCTACCTGCCTATCTGACAGAGCTATCTTTGACTCCATTGGTGATACTCGATTCATCGAGTTGACAGGTATTCGCTCCTTCAATGCAGTAGAGTCTATTCAAAATCAAGGAAGAAATAGTATCTTCTCATCCACTATACAAGGAGCATTCGGTCCGGAGGAGAGTCCTATGATTCAGGACGCTACTGCTACGGCTTGTGTGCTGTTCAACAACTATGAGCTGTATAGCGTCAATACTATCTTTGGGCCAGCAATAGCAAAATATGACACTATTAACAGCTGTTGGACATCATTTGATTTACAGCAAACTAACAATACAGCAGTTAAGATATTTGCTAAAATTGAACTAACAGTTCTACGTTTATTTGCTGTCACTGCAGATAACAAGCTATATACCCTCTACATTGGCCCTGATGTTACTATCCCATATTTCAGAACTATTGGTATATGCTCTTCTATTCTGTGGGCTGGGACTACTATCAAAATGTCTCACCCGAAAATGGAGTTAAAAATGGATAAAGTAAGAGCTGTGTTCTCCAAGATAACAGAAGATGCTACCTTCTCAATGACTCCTTATTTTAATAATAGGACTAGCAGTCTAGAGACTTTAACAAAGACTATAACATACTATCCTTCCCCAGTTCCCAATGTAGATTCCTTAGCATTACCAGATGTTAATACCATGTTAGTAAATCTATTATGGTCAACACCTGGAGTTGAACAATGCTGGAAATACTTTATGACCTTCACTTGGACTGAGGGGTCTCTTATTCAGTTCTCAGTTGAGATGCAAGAGTTGACACCCAATAATCCAGAACAAACACAAGGAGTAGAACAATGAGCGCACGTTCTTTTAGATTACCACTTGGCATATTTTATGCTTACTTTGATGGAGAGATGGAACCAACATTCAAAAATTTACTAGACTTTATACAAGTTAACAAAACTGATAAAGTGTTCAAAGGGTATAGTGAAGAGGAGATTGTTCAGATGTTGAAGGATGGGATAGAAAAACAATCACTATACTTTGAACAGGGGTTTGATGGTAGAATAGTGGGCTGCATATTGGCCGAGGTAGACCACACTAGGAAACTAGTATTTGTCACAGAGAACCTTTCTATGTCTCTAGTTACCCTCAAACGCTTTGCAGCTAAGTTAAAACTACAACACCCCGGCTATGATATAGCAGGCAAGAGACATGGAACAGACAGATACTTTGACACTAAGAAACTTTATACAAAACTTATATGATTAATAATTGGAAAATTGAAACCAAGTTAGGACTGCGATACTACAGTGGTCAACAGGGTAGTGGAGCTAGTCAGGGGCTATCAGCTTCTAAAGGTAATAGTTCTAATACGTCTAGCGGTTCTTCCTCGTCTACCTCTACCCCACAGATGACACCGGGTCAGTTACTCTCACTATACCAGTCAGCATTGCCATCTATGTTGTCTACAGCTAGTAAGGCTACGGCTAATACTCCCGGAGCACCAGCTATGGCAGCAGCTAATCAAGGTGCAGTAGCGGGTGTAAATGCCATCAATATGAATGGCCTCTCACCCGGCGAAGCTAATGCTGTGGAGCGGTCAACTAATCAAGGTAACTTGGCAACAGGTAATTTGGGGAACAGCAACGCTACGAATGCTATTGGAAACGCTATGAACTTTGGTGGTGCTTTTAACAGCAAGATACCATTGCTCAATGCCTCCACCAACACAGCAACAGGTGTAGCTAATGCCGGGACTAATATCTTGGGAACTAGCTTAGGAGCTTTTACTCCACTGGCCAGCAATGCTTCTGCTCCTATCTCAAAGAGCAATTCAATCTTTGGTTCCACCGGCTCCTCAGTTTCTAATAGTTTAGGAGTTAATGATGCTCAGAACCAGTCCTCCGGGGCAGGATGTTTCTTGACGACCGCTTGCTGTCAGCACAAAGGATTACCAGATGATTGTGAAGAGCTAAACATCCTGAGGAAATTTAGGGATGAGTATGTTGATAAGTATCTGGTTGAAGAGTATTACAAAATTGCTCCATCAATTGTAAAGAAGATACAAGATAGACCTAGAGTTCTTGATTACATCTATGATGTAATTGTTAATTGTGTAGGACATATAAAGCATGGGAATCCAGAAGGTGCTCTCTTGGACTATAAAATAATGGTCAACCACCTCAAATCTCTATAACTTATGGATATGCCTCCTGTTTGGGAAATGTATAATCTGCCTGCACCAGTAGGTGAGATGTCAGTTGCTGCTCCTGATGAGTCAGGTGTAGGTCAATCAGCCAGTCAACCTAATACACAGAAAGCAAATAAAGGGTTGATTGGTAAGTCGTTTGATTCTGCTCTCTCTTCCGATACAGGTGGGATGCTTGGTAACTCAGGCAGTAAAGTTAACTTGGCCGGGGGGAATGGTAGTATAGCTAATAGCTTTACTGCTCCGCTCCAGTCTATAGGAACATCTGTTGGTCAGACAGTTGGTAGTATGTTTGGCTCAATGGGGCAGAATGTGAATGACTTCTTGAAAGGCAACAAAACACCAAACTACGAATTTAACCAAGACAACTAATATGAATCAACTGTTAGGCAATGTTTTAGCAGCAATGTTTGGGGGGCCACCTCAAGATAATCTTGATGCAAGTAGAGACCCTGTAACAGGAGAGTTAACAGCTCCTCCAATGAGGACACCCGGCCTTGGAGAGAAGATATTTGACTCTGATACTGCTAGGCAAGAAGCTTCTATTAATACTCAGTGGAAACTTGCAAAACCACAGGCAGAATACCAACTAGATATTGATAGAGATATCGCAGGGAAACAGATAGATACACAACCCTACCAGAATAATCCTCTCCTAGGTGCTTATGGTTCTCCGAAAGCTAATGATACTATCCCAACTGTCGGCAATAGTGGTATGTTTATGGGACTAGCTGACCATGCTGCACCAGAAGATTATCATAACTTTACCTCTGGTAGCCCTACTAATGCTAATGTTTTTAATGAGAATTTAATGGGTAAAGAAAGAGCTGGCTGGGTCGACCAGACTATAAATCCAAGACTGTCATCCGCTTCTCTTGAACCGAATGTAGTATCACAGTCCAGTATGAATACTGGTCTGCCACCTAGAACAGCAGCAACTCAAGCATCTACTCAAAATATACTTGCTAACACTGACAATCGTCAAGCACGATTTGAGTCAGAGAATCAGCCACAAAGTCAGAATTTATATCTGAAACAACAGACTAATGCTGGTCACTCTGCTGACAATGATGCTATCATGTTGTCTAACATGAACAGCAAATTCTTAGCAGAACATGGACGCCTTCCAACTGAAAATGAAACGGCAGCGTTACAAGCTACATTCGACAGAAATGCTGCCCAGTTTGGTGTCAATGAGCAAGGTATTAACTTAGGAACTCAAGCACTGGAAGATAGAGCTAGGAACTACAATGCTGGCATCATACCGATAAGAGGTGGGGATACACCATTTGCTGCTAAAGTTAATTCCCTCGGTGTAGAAGAGATGCCCGGCATATCACCAGCATACCATAATATGTTGCAGCTTATCAATGCTAAATCTGGTGCTGGGGGTGTAGGAGGCGTTACTACTCCTAGTGGTGGAAGTTTTATACCACCCCAAGGTGAGGGCAAAGAAATAGGGCCTAGTATTTATGGAGCAAACCCTGACACAACAAGTGGTGCAGGAGCAGTGGGTAAAGGTTCTGGTGAAACCTATAAACATCCAGATGCTATAAGCGGCGACCAAAACATAGATTCTCTGGTAGCTGCTGCTAAAGATGAACTAGATAAGAATGGTGGTAAGCCTACACCACTTTACAAGCACATTACCGATTTACTACACGAAGCACATCAACAAGCTTTGTATAGTCAAAAACGTCAACTTCAAACTCAAAGAGTTGGCGAGGGAGCTATCCCGTCGTATTGGAGGGAAGGCAGTCTAACTGGTATGAATGGAGAACCACAAGTTTATAATCCCTTTGTAGGACTTCCTGTTGCTGCTGGTCAGATGGAAGCTGCTCTTGAACCACACTTCAAAGGTGGTATCAGAAAATTAACCAATCTAGTAACACATGGAAATCCAGAAGGAACTGGTGATTCTCTGTATGACTATCTGTTCAATCAATAATTACTATGCCTGACATTTCTACAATAGACCCAAAGGACTTAGATTTCCTTAGGCAACAAGGTTTCACAGATGAGCAAATACAGAAAGGTTCATACACTCCCCCATCATCCACAAAGCCTTCAATAGGTGCAGGAGAAGCTTTAGGTGAACACGCTGCTTCTGGTGTGTTACCCGGTGCCGCTTTCGCTGCCGCTGCTCCTCATGGTGCTGCTTATGGTGCTAGCTTGGGAGCTATGATTCCCGGTGCTGACTTGACAGGTATTCCAGAAGCTATTGGTGGTATTGCTGGTGGACTAGTTACTGGTGGTGCAGCTTCGTGGGCAGCTTACAAAGCACAGCATGGCCTCCTCAATACAGTAGCCCCTGAGTTCACTCAGAAGATGGATGAGAAGTTAGCGCAAGGAGCAGAGGAACATCCAATAGCCTCAGTCGCCGGGGACGTTCTTGGCAACTTACCCTCTATGGAGTTAGCTGCTCCCAAGCTCGCTGAGTTGCCATATAGAGCAGCTCTTGGTGGAACCATCGGTGGATTACTCCCACTAGCACAAGGCCATGCTCCCGGCTGGCAAGACTTAGCATCAGGTGCTGCTAACATGACACTGTTTGGCAAATCAAGATTTGAGGGTGAGAGTCGGGAGGGTGGAGAGCCAAATGATAAGGAACAAGAGTCAGAAGAGAATCAGGGGCAGGTCCAAGGACCACAAGGTATTTGGATGGAGAAGACAGGAGATGGTTATAGGATAAATGACAAGCAAGTAGGAGATGCTTTCAAGAAACTAAATCCTCCACCTGCTAAAGTGGATGATGCTCTGAACAATCCTGAATACTACGCTGCTAAGAATGAGTGGGATAAGTTGATGAGGATGCCTGCTGATGAGAAGCGTCAAGCTCTCCATGATAGGTGGGTAGCTCAACAGGCTAGTGGTCAGGAGACTGCCAGTGAACCTTTGAAGATGTCCAATGAAACTATACCAC